TCAGCTTGCAATGCAGCCCAATTAGGACTGTCATAACTGTTTTTACTGATACGATCTTCATACGATTTACGTTGTTTTGTCATTAGAAGCTCTGTGAGACGTTTTCGTAGCAGGGGGCTACTTAGGTATTCCCCCTCTACGTTTTTCTTCTCCTCGCCTTCTAAACCTGCTAGAATAGATGTTTTCATGGTGTTGGTAGGTTGTCTTGCTCAATCATTGTTTCTTGAGCAGTATTTGCATAAGTTTGAAGTTCTTGTTGTTCTTCAATTTGAACAAAAGGTTTAATGATTTGGAATCTCCCGATACCAATCATGTCTTCAACCAGTGTTGCTAGTTTCTTTGTGCTCACATGAGGCGCAATCATTTGTCCAACAGGACTGTTGAATACACCTGTTAGGTTTTGCATCATTTGGGCTTGTGCTGCAAAGTGACGTGCTCCAATGGGGCGTAGAACGCCATTAGCCGTGATATCGTCCTTGGTGATATCTAGGAATACTTGAGCCCCTAAATCATTGTCAATGGCCCTTACAACGTCTACACGGTCAAGATTACGTACAGAAGTCTCCAACATTGCATTCAGAAGCTTCTCCATCAACATTGTCTCAAAGTGTGTAATCTTTTCCTGGAAGATTCGACCAGCAGCATTTTGCAACTGTTGAACTTCAAATGCAGTTTTCTCACCAGCGGTACGAATACCCATAGCTTCACGAGGGGCGCCAGAATACATCTCCATACGTTGTTCAAGCAACTGAATAGCATTATCTGCTTGAATCACCCATTGAGCATTACGAGCAAGTTCGGTAACTGTTCCATTTTCATCTAGATGAATTTCTGCTCCAGGTTCCCAAGTAAATGCTTCAACTTCACCAGCAATAACCAATGGAGGCATTACAGCGAGGTCCATTGCATCAGCCTTCAAGTTTTCCAGGTGATCAATACGATATTGCATACCAACCAGGTTATCCAAAGGACCCATAGCCCATAAGTTATCAGGCCGAGTTCTCCAGCCACAATGATAAATAGGAGCACCACCCAACCATTGAGGGATTGGACCTTTCTCAATAACCCACATACGGTCGATAACAACCACACGGTACCCTTTGAGAAACTCTCCAGAGTCTTCATCGTATATATCTCCATAGAAGTTCAAAACTTCAACATAGCCAGAAGTAAGATATTCCATGTAGCTGCCAAAACCGTCAATCTGAATACCTTCGTATTTTGCAGCATCTTCAAAACCGTATGCTCCTGGACGAGCTTGAATCTTTTTACGGCGTTTTAGAGCATCCGTAAGATATGTATTATCAGGATTAGAATCTGCCAAAGCAGCGATTTCACCAATTGTTACCAAAGATCGTACAATTTTCGGGCTTTCTTCAAAAGAAGTTGCCAAAGGATTAAACACAATATCCATTGGGCTGATTCTACGAGCCTTCGGACCAATAAACACGGGGATTATTTCACCATTAACGCCTTCACGAAGGTTACTAATAAAGTCACAAGTGGCAAAAGCATTACCATAGTCAATATAGTCAAGGAGAAGTTGACTCATCACTTGTCTGAAATCACCCATCCTGCATTTATTTGACATGTATGCTTCAATAGCTTTTCGCTTTTCTTGAATGCTATCGTTAACAGAATAACCCTCCCAAGAAAGCCACTCATCATTAGGGAATAGTGCTGAAATGTAATTAGAGTGCAAGTTATCCCGAATTTGACACAGCTTAGGTAATGTTGTTTTATTTTTCCAAGGGAGTGAGTTATTAGAAGTTGTGGATGTGTCGGTAGCAAAAAGATAATTACGTAGTTCCTTCCATTCTTGGATTTTTGGGTTACGTTGCATATTCCATGTAGACCAGTACATGCCAATTGCTTTAGCAAGACCGTCTCGTCCACATTTTTTATCAAGTTCTAAAGGTGTATTAGCCATTTTATTTATTAGTTAGAGAAAGCAACACCACCAAATCGGGAGTTAAACTTTACACTGGATTGTTGTTTGTTACTAGAAATACGGTCAGATTTAGGCCGTATTGCAATACTTACTGCGGACGCAAGAGCATCTTTAACGTCATCATGTGCGGGCCTTGCTAGAACAAGTTCTTCTTCTAGAACCTCGTTATATCCACCCTTAAAATGCCAAATAAGTCTTGAATCATAGCGGTGTTCAAGAACAGAAGCAATTCTTTCTTCTTTAGTGCCCTCTTTACGGCTTGGGCGATATTCTTCAATAGAAAGACTCATACCCTCTTCTTTTAACTTTTCTTTCAAGTCACGAACGATCACAACTTGAGCAACAGTAACTTCAGCACGAAGTTTCATGAACTGCCACTTACTGTGTAGTGCTGCAATCTGTTTGAAGTATTCCGAGATTCTGTCTGTCTTGAACACTGAAATATCGAGTACGTAAATAAATCCGTCACTATCAATACCAATTACCACAATAGCCGAGTTATCTGCTGCTTTAGACAAGCTATAAGCAAAGTCGATAGAAGCGTATACATTTAACCGTTTATCTTTAAAATACCAGTAACCGTTCTTCATGTTTAAGAACTTACGATCATAGTATTGAAAAGATTCTCTTGAGATTCGATTTGATCCAGGATCATTAGGGTTATTGTAATACTGAGCAAAAAACTGTGTTTTGTCTTCGTATTCAGCTTTAATACGGGCTAGCACTTGATTACTAAATCCAAATGCTTTACCATCACTAGGTCGAATTGTTCTTGGCCAGATAAAGATACCATCTTGTTCTACAGCGTACTCTTGAATATCCCATACCTTTTCCTTACCGATTACTAGCCCTTCATCATCAAAAACTTCATATTCTTGCGCTTTCCAAGTGGCATAGATATCGTTAGGGTGGTATCTGGTTCCGCAAGCCAGAGTAAATCCACCAGCATTTCGGATAGATGTGAATTGAGAACTTTTCTTACGTACAGACTCTCTTCCATCTTCTGTGTATGCATTTTCAGGTACAACAAGGTCATCAGCAAGAATGATATCCGCATGCCAACCAGTTGTATTGGTTGTCAAACCTGCCGTAGCAATGGTTGCATCCCGGATACCTTCTTTTTTACGCTTAATATGATCAATTGAAATTACCTCATTTGTCCATTTTTCACGCTTACCTTCTTGCGGATGGATGTACTCTGGGAAGTATCTTTGATATACAGTAGAATCAAGGATATTTTTAATAGCATAAAGCTGTGTTTGAGCTAGTGTAGATGTAGCAGAAACATATAACATTGTTACTTCTGGGTGCCTAGTAATAATCCAAGCAGCCCACGTAGCAACCATATGACTTTTTAAATGTGCTCGCGGGAACATGATAAGTTTATTAGCAGTTCCTGACCCACTCCCATACAAAGAGTAGCTCTCTAGCCATTTAAAAGTCTTTTGATGAACTTCACCGTAAACGTAGCCTGGATTAACCAACCTAGCGAACGTATACAGATCGTTAAGAGCTAGTTCTCTAACTTCTTTTGCCTCATCTGGCATTTTCTCTAGTTTTTTATTGGCTAACACCAGCCAGTTTACTTCAGCCATTTATAACCCTCAATCGAGCAATATCATCAGAAAATTCATTTTGAATTTGTGACTCAATTGCAATGTTTCTCTCAATTTCTTCTTTAGAAGGGCGACCTGCTTGCCTTGTTTCCCAGCCTTTCTCAGCAAGGAATTTAGCAGCTAGCCAATTGCCTTTTTTACGAGCACTTTTAAGGATGTGTTGGATACCTTCAGAACGTAATTTTAGTTCCAATTCCGATCTCCACTTATCCACATGTAGAGATAAAACCTTATTGTTACAGATTTTCTGCCAATGGTCCCAACCAGCTAAGTATTTATTTGCAAATGCATATTCAGTAGGGTCTGATTCTTCTAGAAACAGTTTCTTCAAAGAATAATACATTTTACCATTGTATTCGTGGTCATAATCCTTGAGTGTGAATATTGCATCCTTATCGTATGCAATTTCAAGGAAAAGGGAGAGGGTTTTATACCTCCCCCGATCATCCACGAGCATTTCTCGTGTTATTTCCATTATTTACTTTCTAAGAGTTAACGATATTATCTTATTTTTTTTTCGCGGAATAGTTTTGAGAGTTTAAAATAAACACCCTCTAGTTGGAGCGATTATGGCGTCACGATAGATCACAGAGCTGATACGATGAACGCAAGCAGTTCTTCATAGCGGATTCCGTAGCGGTTTCCTGCTCGCGTTGTCAGAATTTGTTCTCCAGTCGGCTGCCCCGTGTCGTCCAGAATTTCGGTATATTCATCACTCCACTCGTCGTAGCAGAGAAGTGCATATTCAAACGCGTTCAACCCCTCAGCCTCAAATGCTTCCTTTACGTCCTGAGCCATGACTCCGAAGTGAATGCGTGCTCCTTCTCCCTTGGCCTCAACTGCGTCGTTGAACTTGAAAGCCCTCACCAGAGATTTCAGGCGTGTTGCCACTGCTCGCTCTGCGGCAGACAAGTCACGCACCTGCTGCTTATCTCGCTCGTCAGAAGTGTTGATCGTGCCAGTACCAGCGTAAACAACGGACCATCGTTCGGAAGCACGACCGAGGGCTTGCGCGTTATCGGCAGATGGGTGAAACGTACCGTCTGCTTTCATAACGAAACGGTTTGTCCCGTTTGTCCAAACTAGATCGCCAATCGCAGTTAAAACTGGGGAGAAATAATTTGTTTTTGCAGTGTTGTAAAAACGTGGTGCAACTGAATAATCACCAATATCATTTACGGCAACCGCGCCGCTAGACTCAAAAACCACGCTATTACGGCTGTAATAGCTTGCTGTCGTGTTTCCGCTAACTGTGCTCCCTGCAGCCCTAACTACTGACTTGTATTCTCCGCGATATCCGTACCCTGTGTTGCTAGTGCTAGTGGAGTTATCAGCGTCAATAACGCTCCCTGAAGATGCATAAAATCCGCTATTTCCATTTGCAGAAGCTGTAGCGTTGTCTGCATCAATCATCCCTCCGTCAGAAGCACTAAAACCAGACCCTCCGTTGTTTAGAGAAACTGATCCATCTCCTGACAACCTAGTCAGACCACGAGCTTCAAAACCGTGAGACAGATTTCCGGTTGCGTAAGACGTTGCGCAAGCAAGAAACGAATTGTTAGTGCTCCAGAATCCGTCTAGGCCGTTGCCGCTAGCAATGCTGTTATTTGCCTGAATCGCCCCAGAAACGTCAGAAATGAATCCGTCTTCTCCATTTCCTGATCCAATTACAAACTTGCTGCGGATGTGGCCGCCTTCTGCGTACCACCCGCGCTTTCTGTTTGAGCAGGAGGCTACAAAGTTGGCTAGAAGGGTGCAGCGACCAGACACTGCAATGCCTTGCTCCCCGAACGCAGACACACCTACAGATGCGCCAATGACGGCGTTTCCTGTCATGTTGTGAGCTGCGTTGCTGGAAGCACCACCGACAATAACCGGGGCTGACATGACGATACCGTGTGCTCCGGTAGTCCCGGTGGCGGCAGCTACATCGTAGTCACCAACAATAGCCACGCGATCCAGCAGGCCAAGCGGTTGACCACCCTCGAACCGGAAACCATCACAGCCTGTGAACTTTAGGATGGTCTTTAGCACAACCACCGTGCCACCCGTCAGGGTGTTTGTCGGGAACGCAGCCCCATGATGTGTGTTGAGCAGCGTGAGCCGGTTGGAACCGCCTGAGTCGACAGCGGTGATTTTCCATACGCCTGCATGGGCGTAAAAGTCGCCAGTGCCTGTTACGTCAGTACGAATCAGAGCATAGTCACCAACAGCAGCGCCAGCGGAGGAAGCAACTCCAATTGTGACGCTGTAATTTTTCGCACTTCCGCTTACGGAAATCTGGCTGTTTGCCGTGGTACTGATTGTCGTGGCGCCGAGAATCTGAATGCGCTGGGCATCTGGCGAATTGACAATCGCCTGACTGGTGAAGTTGTGCGTACCGGCTGCGCAAGTGATGGTCAGAGTTCCATAGCAACGAATACGGTTCAGCACAGATAACAGGGTGGCAGAATTTAACGTGGTGGCTGTAGCTACGAACCCACCAGGAGGCACAATGATCACACCCACAGTAGCGGCGGATGCAGCAACAATCGCAGATGCGCAGTTCTGCCCCTCAACAGCTCCAAACCAAAGCAGGTCAACCCCTCCACTAAAGACCCGCTTCCAGCGGCGCCCTGATCCATCGACGATGACAGTGCCGCCGTTGTCCGTTGTTACTGTATCCGCGTCGTCACGATTGAACCGACCGGCAACACCCGGATCGGATACATCAACCGTTTGCGAAGCGCCGGTGTAGGTGCGCAGCTCTGTGTAGGACTGGAGGCGGATTGCATTTGGGGCAAAGTCCTTGAATACCAAAGCACCACTCTGCACCTCAAAAATCGAAAGGCGACCATTAGCGTCTGGAGCTTCCACAACCTGATCATCCGGCAGTGTAGCCGCAGCAACTGAGGCGGATGCGTAGTCATTGAACACTTTTAAGTTATCAGCCCCTCCGTAGACAGCAGATTGGAAAGCTCTGTCTGCTTCGTATTTAGCCCTATCTGCTTCTGCTTTAGCCGCTTCTGCATATCCCTGCGCAAGAGGCCCAATCTCTTTAATTTCTTTAAACCTAGCTGGTTCATGGTCTAGTGATGGTTCAGGTAGGTTGTAGATACGATAACTGTTCATATCCAAATCATTAACCATCTGGTTTGGCTCACCAGTAGGTACGTCTCGATACAGAACACGATCATTCAGATGCTGTTCAATCTGGTCAAAATTACTATTAATCTGACTGAGATTGAAACCCCCAGATACTGGTGGAATATTGATTTTACTCATATAGTTTTACTAATTCAATTATTTGTGTTGAGAGGATGTGTTTGTCTCGTTCAAGCTGTTCAACAGTAGCTCTGTATTCTTGTTCCAAGCTTCTCCCTTCTTCAAGAGATTTGTCGAGAGAGGCTGCATAGCTTGCAAGACTGTCTCGCTCAATTGGGGAGCCTTCGGCTTTACGTTTATATACTTGTGCTCGTTGTTCAGACTTGAGCAGCCGATCAGCATAAGACCGATTAAGCTCAGCAAGGTAAGCTTCATATTTCCCTTTTTCAATATTATACTCCCTTTCCTTTTTTGAAAGAGATTGTAGGTAACTATTTTCTCTTACTTCATACTCACTTTTCAACTTTTCAATTTGAGCAGAATAAGCTAGTTTATCTTTATCCCAGAGGCTCTGTACGCTCTTTTTACCACTTTGGCTACCTAGGTACCAACTACCACATAAAAGTCCTGTAAACAGGCTTAAAATGGCTACAATAGCTATTGTCTTAACGCTGGGAAGCTTTGTAAAGAACATCTGCTACCTCTTTAGCTAACTTAAGCTTATTTTGTTCATACTTACTGAGGTCTTGTTTATTTGTAATGAAGAAAAGCTCAACAATAATACCTCCAGCTTGTACGAAAGCGAGACGCTTATGTTGCCCTGAATCTTCAGGCTTAGCACCTCTATTCTTAATATTTAAAGAATCAGAGATGATTGAGCAAATCTCATTACACAGAGCATAGTCTTTAGGAGCTGAAAGGGTTTCAACCCCTGTAGCTGTAGCTGGTCCTGCATTCAAATGAAATTCAACAGCCAAATCATAGTTCTTAGCTGTATTAGCTGATTCATTCAATGTCAAATTCTGACCTTCAACACCATCAGTTCCGAAGATACAATCAAGCTTCCTAAGCTCATTAGCCACTAAATCTCTAAACTCAAGAACAACCTTATTCTCTTGCTTACCATTGGCAACTGCCCCTGGCTGTACATCAGAATGTCCTGCTGAAATATACAATGTCTTCATTGTTCTTTCTTTCCAAACCATCTATTCAATAGCATAGGACCATTCATAAACATCCAATCTGCCACATACATAGAAAACAAGCCAATAATAAACCCAGAGAGACCTTCAGACCACCCTGTAGCATTGGCAAAATCATGTGTACCATACACACTGGCTGCTACACCAAGCAAGAAGAGGAAAATCTTCTTAGTCCAAGGGCCTTTTAGCCAATATAAGGCACCTGCACTTCCGATAATACCGGGAAGCTTAGCTAGAATACCATCAAAATCATCAATAAACATTATAATTAATTCCTCGAACTTTGTACTTTTTCATAAATTTTGTAGACCTCCGTATATGATAATTTTTATAAGAAATTTTTTAGGGTCAATGCACCCTACTGAACCACCCCCAACCCCCTGCCTACCCCCTAGCACTTGTGCATATCCTGTGTATATCTGTGTGGATAGCCTGTGGATAAGGTGTATTGATAGATTAGGGCTATTGATAATGGGGGATCAATAACCAACCACCACCAGTTTCATACCAACCCTGCTAGCCATCTATATAGAAACCTGCTTACCCTTCGCGCATAAGCTATTGATTTATATAGGGTTTGTGGTGTATTACTAATGCGCCCGCAGGGGCGCGCTTATTAATAAAACAGGGCTTGTGCATACAAGCTCAATAGCTATCGCATGAAATGCGGTTGGAGCCTGTGCATACGTATGTTTACGTACTAGGGTTTCTACTACATTGGATTCAAGGATTTACCCATTACATTAATCACATCGCCAGCCAATAAGCACTTAGGTGCAGCAGTGCAGAGTGATTAGGGTTTGTGGCCCTTAGTCGTAGAGTGTAATTCCACAGTGTCATGCGGTACTAACGCATGCAAGGTTTGAAAGAAACCACGGTGTTGACAAGGGCTTTAAAAGCTCTGTAGAATACACACCATCGCAAGCAATCTTGCTTGTTCTTTAAAAGTCTGAATTGGTTAGTCTTATGTGTGTGAGGTAGTCCCTCATAAATCGCGGGCAGTAAGAGCTTTTCATCCATCTATTAGGACGGAGCTTAGAAGTGGCGACACGCAAGGCACTGTAAATAGTGCTTGACAACAAAACCAATTCAGGCATAATACGGGACAAGCAAGCAAACAATGCTTGCCTCATGCAGAGGGTCATCGTGCCTATTGCTGTAGCCTCTCATTAAAAACTGATACGGGTTCTAGTTAGTAACAAAGCTAAGAACTATTCATAGATAATCCCGTGGCAGGGAGGGTGAGGTGTAACCGTGGTTACATCGTTGACCCCTACACTGTCAGCGGTTAAGATAGTATGTCTGTGGTAGGGCAAACCTAAGTGAAAACCTGAAAACGTATTGGTCCCTGTAATGATGCTATAGCCTGCATTATTTCATTCACAATCTAGCCTTGGTGTATTTGCGTTCTACATTAGTAGCAATGGGGAAACATCGTATAATGAATCTGTAGGCCACGGACTACAGTGTAATTGTATGATGCCAAAGTGAAAATGCACGACGGGTAGGGGAGCTATCATGCTTTCTTATCCGGTTACATCAAGGCTAGAGGTTGAATGAATAAATCTATGTATTCACATCGAGTACATACACTTATTCACTGGGGGTATTATGCAATTACGTTTGATTCTAAACACCGGCACATGGATGGTTCGTTATGTGCAGTGTGGTTCTCCATCAGGGTTTTCCGAATGGGAGCCATACAACCGACAAAGCGCGCTGATTATGATCGAATTCGGATTCGATTTTGAGCGTGTCTAAAGGTTTCCAATAGTACATACATTTATTAACTGGAGGTTATCATGTTTACAAAAACATGGGTTGAAAAAGAGGATCAATGGTATATTGTGGATAGTGCTGGCATAGTAATTGCTAAAGCCTACACAAGTGACCACGCTGATCTTATTGTCCGAGCATTGAACAAATAAAGGTTTCTAATAGTGCATTGGTAACAGTGTACTATTGGGGCGCCTTTGCCCGATAGTTTCAATAGGAGATCATCATGGAACTGAAAATCATCAATGAAAAGATCGGTCAACTGCGTGTTGCAGAGGGCCAAACTAAGTCGCTGATTGCCGAACTGATTGTTGCCGTAACCGAGCGCATTCATGAGCACAACGAAGTGGACAGCGCCAATGCATTCATGCTGGCTCTGACACCCTTGAACCAAAAGAAAGTTCGCTCTTTCTTTAAGGCCCATGCTGGGCACAAGATGGAAGAGGGCATTCTGGCGAAGCGCCACAAAGCCTATGTCAAGGATGGTGTGAAGGTTGACCCATACCAACATGCACACGATGCGTTTGATGCATTCAAGCAATCCGGCATGAACTTCTGGCAGTGGGCTGTGCAAGCTAAGGCTAAGGAAGAGAAGGCCATCACATTGGAAGATGTGGCGAAGCGTGCAACTAAAGCCCGTGAAGCCATGATTGAAGGCATCCAAGCTGGTGTCGTGGACAAGGTTCAAGCCTTTGAAATGCTGACAGGTGGCGTGCTGACATTCGAGGATATTCAGCAAGTGCTGGCTGCAATGCTGAAAGCTGAAGAAGCTGTGACACAAGCTGCCGTTGGCATGGTGGGTAACAACGGTTTGGCCGCTGAACCTGCTCTGCTGTAACTGTGCAAAGCGTATGCATCTTGTGTAAGGGTGCATACCTGTGCAATGTTGCACTGTTTAAAAGGAACGATGTATGTACTTTGCCAAGATTGAAACATCTAGTGTCGCTATGAAGCAACATAACGAAGCCCTACGTGCTTTTGCAAAGCAGCGACTGGCAGCGTTTGCGGCTTATCGAAAGGAGAATAAGCGTAAGAAAGCAGCGTAATAGCGCAAGCTATCATCGCTGCGCTGTAACAATGCGCTATTCAAAATTTTTTTATGACGCCTACTAATGGGCCAACGCCGGCCATGATGTTAGTAGAGAAAAGAAAGGATATGTCATGATCCGAGACCGACCTTAACTAAGTCAAATAGAGATTAAGATTTTACAGTACAGTAAATATGAAGCTGGTTGCAGCAACACCCGTATGGACAGACGTTAATGTAACCATCCTCTTTGTCTTTTTGACTGTGCAGGATGAATGCATATTGGTAACAGTGTGCATTCTCATGCAATGTCGCATGTATACCTGGAGAATTTCCATGTCTAAGAATGTCAACGCCGCCAAGATCGCCCGCACTTCCGCTAACAAGGCTGTTAAGGCTGCACGCCATATTGCACGTATGCATCAGCAGGACGAAAAGGTTATGAAGGTGGAACGTGGTACAGCGCGCGCTGATAAGCGTAAACAAGGCAAGAAAGTTGCATCTTCCGTGGCTTATGCCAGCATCGCTGCTGCAATGGAACATATCACGATTGCAAAGACAGCCTACACGGAACAAGGCCAAGCAATCGCCGGTAACATCATGTCTGCCATCAAGCGCGGGGTAGGTGTGTCTCCCATTCGTCACAACATCAACCTGACACATAGCACTTACAAGAAGCTGCAACGTGAAGGCATCATGGCATGACTTATATAACCATCTTTGCATTGTTCCTTGTCGTAGGGTTATCCCTATTAACTTTGTGGGGACTAAGCTCCCTCGAACGTGACATGGATGGTTATTGAGTGTTCATCATAAGCCCATTGGAAACAGTGGGTTTTTATGTGTATTCCGTAACATTGCGCCGTTAGCTCAGTTGGATAGAGCAACAGCCTTCTAAGCTGTGGGTCACTGGTTCGATTCCAGTACGGCGTACCATTTTAATGCTATCATGCATCCATACGTCCTGTTCCTTTTGGCTCTCTGTGTCTATGCGTATTTCTTCGCTATTGGCATGGGTTGGATTAACACATGGGGTTTCAAAGATGACTGAAGAACTGTTCAAGAAAACAAGGCTTTACCAAAATCTGTATAAAGCCCTTGGTAACGATATTGATTTTGATGAAATTGTAGCTAATTATCTACAGGTTATCACTTCCGGGAAAGGGAGAAAATTTAACTTTGAAGATACTGGAGACAGCTCAAATGTCGATGAAGCATTTATTTGGAGTAGCACAGCCCAAGGAAGAGAATACTGGGGTAACGTACATCATCGGTATCTTGGAGTTCGATAGCCATGACATTAGAAGAATTGAAACAAACGGTTCTTTACAAGAGCCTTTTTGAATGTCTCGCTAACGATGAAGATTGGTCTGATATTGAGAAGAACTTGCTACAGGTAGCTTGCTCGAAACTCCACTTTATCCCCAAATGTAAGAGTGTTTCTCAATCTTTCGTGTGGATAGGGTCATCTCAAGGACAGGATTACTGGTCTGGAATAGATCAGCGTTGGAGGAAATATGCAAACAACATTTGAACTGCGTATGAATCGCACCATCACACGTTATGCCACAGTGAGCTATCATCGCAATGGGCAATCTGTTGTGCGTAAGATGGAGATTGATCGGGACTTCGCTCTGCTGATCACCAAATTGACACATGAATGTGTGGACTTTAAGGTGGAATTCACAGAGGGCGATGGCTATGCTTGCAACTAGCATTGCAGCTATTTTGACAACCATTTGGATGTATCTGTGCTTTAGTTTAGTATGGGATACATTCAAGTGGTCAAGCAGTCACTTCCTTTTTGCCCTCCCCAGCATTGCGATAGTGTCTGCTGTTGTTGCTGGATATGTCTTTGCATCAGTTACGGAACTGAAATGAAACACACAGTCACAATCACTTGGAAAGATCGTTTTGGTGTTTTTGCACGTACTCAGAAAGAATTTGTTAGCTTTGAAGCAGCAATGGAATATTTGGAACGTGCTCAGGAACTTCCCTCTGATGCAGTTGTTGTGTATGAACGTACCCGTAAAGGCGTTTAAACGGCTTCTGTGAGGCTTTTAAGGGCTTGGGAATACCTAGGTAGCGGGTGGCTACTAAAATCGTTTATAGAGGCTTTAAATGAATCCGTTCAAAGTTGGTGATACTGTATACACTGTTCGTTATGGCAAATGCGTTGTAAAAGATAACCTAGCTAGTTCTTGTAAAATCGAAACAGATAAGATGAATCAGGCTTGGGTGGCTTGTGATGAAATCTCTTTCACACCATGGCCTAAAGCCAACCACGAACGTCCTATTCAAGATGGTTGGTGGATAGTGACACATGTCAACCAATCGTATCCAATGATTCGTAAGAAGAAGGGAGACATTACGGTTGATGTTGATGGTGATTATTGTAACCAAGCAGATCAGTACACCTTCCACAAATTCCTAGGAGACTCCTGGAAATAATAGTCCAGCATGTAAGAGCATTCGATGAGTGTTCTTACTGATGCGCTGTTGCATTTAAACAAGGAACAAATCATGCGTTCGATGAATCGTTGGAACAACTCTCTGATGCTGGCTGCTATCATCGCTTCGGTTGGTGTTGTGGCATGCAAACCCATCACGGCTGAAGCGAAGCCTCGTGGTGGTTCATCCTTCTCTCGCCCATCTGTGAAGCCTTCTGCACCTCCCCCTCGTGTGGTGAACCGTACCACGAACAACACTACGGTGATTCGTGAAACCCGTGTCATCAATCAAGGATCGTCTGGCCCTGGTATTGGAAGCACAATCTTAGGTACGGCTGCGGGTTCTGCAATTGGCACTACAGCGGGTGTGATGTTGGGCAACGCTCTGAGCAAGCCTGATGAACCAGCTCCGCAGCAAGTAGCTCCACAGGCTCCTACACAGCAAGCTCCTGTGTGTGATCCTCGTTTCTTCGACTGCACTCCGAAGGTGAAGTGATGGACCATCCATTTAAAGTAGGTGACACGGTTCATCACATCTTCTACGGTGAAGGCGTGGTGAAAGAACTGAACTGCCAAAACCATGTTAAGGATAACGAACGTAACATCCTGGTGCACTTCCCTAGCGTTGGTTTGCGCCAATATAGCGCACGAGAGCTATCATTCTCTCCGTGGCCCAAAGCTGATCATGAACGCCTGGAAGTGTGGCTTTGCCAATGGAACACTAGCAGGGAGGTTCTAATCCGGGGTTTTACACGAGGAAAGGTGTTTAGAGTAACCCCTGACTACAGGATTTGTTCCTTGGTCAGTGATCACCCTGAATATTTCATCAAGATCAAACAATTGAAATAATTGACGATCTCCCGTAAGTCTTCTTTAGCGAGAGGGCTTACTGGTGCAAAGTCGCACTGTTTAATGAAAGCTGAATATGTCCAAGCTGTCTTACATCTGCAATCCTGAACAAATTGAATCCATTGTGGATTTGGGTGATGGTTTCTTTGAAATCAAGAAACAAGGTTTGAAGCATCCTCAATATTTCACCAAGGTTGGTGGGTATTATGTTCAAACTCGTCTGCCCAAGGATAAATTCCTGAAGCTCAAGAAGTAATAAATTATAGTATATACATAATATAATTATATTTATATAAATATATTTATATAATTATATATATATATATATATTGCCTCCGGCGGCATATGTATATACTCCCGAAACACTGTTTTTGTTACGGAGGTGATGTGAAATTACCTAAAAATTTTGATAAACTTGTTCAAGAGTTTGGGAAAGTACCTGCTGCTTGTCAGAATTACATAGAATTCGACGAGAAACTGTTGAAGTTTCGTCCATATGGTTCATCTCAATTTGAACCATGGTGGGGTGTTGGTGGTTCATACCGTGAAGATGGCCTTCATATCGAGGTATTGAACACCAGGCGTGTTTGTGCTGCATCTTTGGATAACGATTACAAAGATCGAAAAGTACATCACGTTCTTCACCTACTTGGTAAACGTTCTGATAAAGAAACCAGTAACAATTTCTTTGAAGCAATTCTGAAATTGAATGAGGGACGATTCATTCGCACTTCAGACAATACGGTTCTGTTACACAATATTAACGATTATAATCAGAATGATTTTGGTCGTTTCGTTGTGTCTCTTCGAGCACCTACAGAGCTACCTTCTACTTACAAGACATTCAATTATCTTCGAGAGTATGGTGTACCTGAAATTGTTGCAGTTCACTTGGCATTCATTTTTGATCTAACCAGAGATACGCCCAACCTTCAGCCAAGCCATCAAGCCTTCAACGCTCGTGGTGAAATCAGCCTGGATAAGTTGTTCAAGTTTATTGCAAGTGGTAAGAACTTGTGGGCTAATAATTGGGACCCAGACCCAGGGATGTATAGTCGCTGGCAGTTGATGGCCCATGATCAGAAACATTTCAAAGGCAATCCGTGGAAAGGTATTACACCCTATAAAACAACAAAGCTATATGGTGATGAAGTTAAAGAGTACAAGAACAAATCTGTGCTTGAACACATAATCAAACTAACTCAGGAGTATGGAATTGAGCAGTCGTAAAGTTTTCATATCTGGCGGTGAACGCTACGGGGAGTTGCAGTTGCTTACTGCTTGGGGATATTCTGTCACCAAAGAAATCTATGATGCAGACATTGTTCTGTTCACAGGCGGTGCTGATGTAAACCCTGAACTCTATGGCCACCCTCGCCATCGAACAACAGGCCCAGCAGAATATCGTGACGAGTGCGACATTCGGAACTATCAGATTGCACATGCTGAACAGATTCCTATGTTTGGTATTTGTCGTGGTGCTCAGTTTTTGAATGTCATGCAAGGCGGCAAGATGATTCAAGACATTGAAAATCACTGCGAAAACCACTACATGATGGTGTTGGGTGGGACGCGAGAGCAGATGTTTGTCACCTCTTGTCACCATCAAGCTATGTTGCCCAACCCAGACAATGCTATCATCGTTGCTGTGGCAGGTCGTGAAGTGGGTGCAAGCGTTTATGATGAAGATGCTAAGGCATTCGTTCACAAGCGTGTTGGTGACATTGTAGAGGGTGTGGTCTTCCCTAAGATTCGCGCGTTCGGTGTTCAAGGTCATCCTGAATTCAGTTTCAATTCTAAACAGTTCCAACAGTTCCGTGACTGGTGTAAGATTACACTTGAAGAAACTATTGTTGGTATTTATGATGGAGTAACAGATGCCGCTACGAGTTGATCATATTCCGAATTGCTGCACCGCCAAAGTGATTAATGCATTCGGTGGCTCTGGGACAGCAATGTATGGACGCGCAGAATCCATTACTAAAGTTAAGCTTGCAAAAGAGCTTAAAGAGAAGATGGAAAGTGTGGCTCGTGATGGTAATGGCATTGCTGTTATCTTCCTCACTTCTGAACAAAAAGATGCAATTGAAGTTGTCCAATCTCTCGGTTGGAAGCTTGTATCAACCAGTAAGAAGAAACGTCACAGCGAAACTGTCCTTCATCTCTTCACTTGGGAATGTTGTGACGAGGCAGGGGAAGTTCCTGTTGTCGAGAACCCGTTCGCTGTAGATGAAAAGGCTGCACTTCAGAGCGTCCTCAGTGAGACTGCCCCAGTAGCCAAGCAAACAGCATCTGCCTATCGTGTACGTCTCCCGCGTAACCGTTGGATTGGTATTCGAGAAGAAGATTTGGATGTGTTTGGTCAGAAGATGCGGGAATCTACCCATCAAAAGGTAGCTATTCTCACACAGACTGATCTGGACGCCGATGATCTTGCTCAAAGATGCCAATCCCGTATCGGAGCAGCCAAGCCAGCAGTGAATTGGCGGTGGGGTCGTGCTGGTAACTCTAGCGATATTCGCTATTTCATGATCATCGAGTAATTAAGAAAGAGTAATAAAATGTGTGGAATCGTAGCCGTATTTGGTAACATCATCAAGAAACACGAAGATGTGTTTGAAGACATGCTGATTGTTGATCAGCTCCGTGGAAAGCACAGCACTGGTGTTCTACGTGTGCCTCGTTATGCTGGCGGAATTGAAATCGCTAAGACATTGGGTACACCTGATGCGCTGATGGATACCAAGTCCTATGACAATATGATGCGTGGTGTTCACCGCCTATTGGTTGGTCACAACCGATATGCAACTCAAGGTGCAGTCACACGTCATAACGCTCATCCCTTTGATTTTGAACATATTGCAGGTGTGCATAATGGTTCCTTGCGTATCTACAATCAATTGGAGGGCTACGGTCAACACCCTGTTGACAGTCATGTTCTGTATCAACACATCAACAATCGTGGATTGAAGAGTGCAATTGACACTTGTACTGGGGCTATGGCATTGGTGTGGTGGGATAAGCGAACCAATGAGGTCAATGTTTTCCGTAATTCGGAACGACCACTGTTCTATGGTGTTACCAAAGATGGTGTGATGATTCTGGGTTCGGAATTCGGAATGATTGATTGGATTACTGATCGCCGTGATGTTGAACTGATTGAACTGAATTCAGTACCTGTTGACACACACATGCGTTTCAAACTTGAACAAGGGAGTACCGTGATCGGTAAGCCTATTGTTGAAAAGATTGAAAAGAAAGCGGTAATCTACCCTTTAGCACTGCCGGGCGCGGCTCAAAACGCCAACGGAAACTACAGCGCAAACTCGAACGCCAACAACGCCGAGCGGAGCACTCTACATCTTCCTGCGGCGACAACCCCTTCTGTTGATGGTTATACGTTGTACAACAAGCTGCGTTCAGAGCGCACTATGTTTGAAGTTGTCCGATCTGGACAGCTACAAGGTATTGATGGTCTTTACCTGACTAACGATAAACATCCAGAAGCACAATTCTTCTTGATTGATTCTGTCAAAACAGAAGACTTGGCTAAGGGTGACTACGTTGAGGCAACATTGTCTGGTTTCCAGAAGGTGGATAACAAACCAGTCTATTATTTGTCTCAACCTGACATGGTTATCTTGAAAGATGAGCCAGCCGGTGGCAATCAAGATGAGCCAGATGCTTCATCGGAGGACGGCCAAAGTGCCAATAAGTTTCTCCTATCTCCGAGCGGCAAACAGATGGAAGCCAGAGAGTGGTATCGTCTTTACGGATGCTGTGCCTACTGCTCGGGTGACGTTGAACCAGAAAAAGCAACGGCCATCAAAGACGGATCAGGGTTCCTCTGCGAAGAGTGCGTGGCTGATCCTATTATTCGTGATTCTGTTAATCTATAACCTCAACAACTGACTAGGAGTTTACAAATGTCCAAGATTTTGATTGGTTGCGATCCTGAAATTTTCGTGAAGCAAGGTGGTTCTTTTGTGTCTGCACATGGACTCATCCCAGGTGATAAGAAGAACCCACATAAGGTGGAGAAGGGTGCTGTTCAAGTCGATGGCATGGCTTTGGAATTCAACATTGACCCTGCTGAATCTGAAAAGCAATTTGTTGAGAATGTCAACACTGTTCTCGCAACCTTGAAGGCAATGGTTCCACAGTATGAACTGGCTCCTGTTCCTGTGGCTGACTTCGCTCTGGAATACATTGCCTCTCAACCTGCTGAAGCTCGTGAGTTGGGTTGCGATCCGGACTTCTGTGCATATCGTGATGGTCCTAACCCACGTCCAGACAATCAACTCCCAATGCGTACAGCATCGGGTCATGTTCACGTAGGTTGGACAGATTTTCAAGATATTCACACAGCTATGGCTGATGCAAAATCTAAGGCTGCTGCAAAGCAATTGGACATTGTTCTGGGTCTTCCTAGCATGTTCTACGACGAAGATACTCGTCGTCGCAGCATGTATGGTAAGGGTGGTTGCTATCGTCGTAAGCCTTATGGCATGGAATATCGTACTCTCAGCAATGCATGGCTGCTCACTGATGAGCGTAAGGCGTGGGTGTTCCGTAATGCTAAGAAGGCTATGGAAATGTTGTTTGCTGGCGAAGCGTTGTTCCTGAAAACAAAGGGATATGACATTGAAGCTATCATCAACAATAGCGACAAGTCTCAAGCTGAAAAGCTGATCAAGCGTTTTGATCTGGAAATGGTGTCTTAAGGAACTGTTATGCCAACAATTGTGTCTAATGGTGATGCAGAGATGATGTTTGTCGGCTCTGTTGTTGAGCGAGAGGGTGATTTGCTGGCAATCCATCGTCTGGAAGGTGGGAATGTTATGTCTGCATTCTCATTCAATCAAGATAAGATGGTTCTTGTTGAGCAAGATGCTGATGCACTGCTGGCCCCTACTAGTTGGCAGCTAGGTTATCTACAGTTGGACAGCGTAGCTCGCTTCCTTCAACGTACCCCTCAACGTCAGTATCGCGTAGGTTGGTCTGACAGAAATGTTCCCAACTTTCCATCTATCGCAAAAATCATTGCGTCTCGACATGTTCGTGATGCATTGCGACGGATGATTAACAAGGAATACCCTACATTCACAGCAGCATATGAATCGGCTCGTCGTAATGACTCGTGTGTGGCTTTTGACCGTCAGATGGCGGTGGCGAGCACAGGGGAAATCTTGTTTAAGGGTAATACAGTTGGGCACATTGACGGTAATGGCCAAACTGACTTCCGAGATAATTGGAAATTTTTGCAAGCTGAATTGGAGAAAATCTGTGGTCGCTAAGTCTGTTTCTGAGCATTTCGGTGTAAACCGTCTTGTCGGTGCTGTTGTGGGTCTTGAATTGGAGGTTGAAGGTTCTCGCCTCCCCGACGAAATCGAAGGATGGATGACTGTTCGTGATGGTTCGTTGCGAGACGGTAAGGAATATGTCCTTCGTGACCCTTCCGGTGCTGTGGGTGTTAAGGGTTATTTGGCGAACGTCAAGGAATCTTTTGCAGCCAATCGTACCAAACCGGAATATACATTCCGAACATCTACGCACTGTCATGTGAATGTGTCCAATCTGACATTGGAGCAAACTAAAACGATTGTCATGCTCTACTACCTGTTTGAGCGTCAATACACGGAGTTCTGCGCGAAGCATCGTGTTGGTAATCGTTTCTGTCTGCGTCTCCGTGATGCAGAAGCTATTGTTTCTCAACTGCGAGAGTTCATTCGTTATGATCGTCTACCTAACAACGACAGCGGTAAATATTGCGCTTTGAATATTGTCCCTCTGGGTCGTCAAGGAACAATCGAATTCCGCACATTGGAAGGTACAGATGATTGGGAGCGTATTCACCTCTGGGTTAGAGCACTTATTCGTCTGCGTAAGATTGGTAAGGATTTGGGTAGTATTGATGCCTTGAACAAGGCTGATATTACTGAACTAGGAGCTATGTTGTTCAGCACACCCAAGCTAGCCACTTCTTTCTTGAAGAGTGGTTGGGAGAAGGATGTTGAATATCAAAAATCTCTGATGCTTGAACTGTTTCATGTGAAGGGTTGATATGCTTTTTGATATATGGTTTGGCATCGGATGTTCCATGCTTGCTCTCTTTTGTATTTGTGCAGGTTTAGGCGTATTGTTTATGGATAGTGCCGGGGGTAAGCTTTTCGGACTCCTTATCCTGTGGGTTGGCATCGGATGTTCATTTGCAGCTTACTATCTTTTTACTGGAATCTGAATGACTAAGAAATTGTTTCCATACAAGCAGGGTTCTGCTTCTTGCAAGGCTCTGGCAGATGCATTGGGCATCAAGCGTGTCAAGCTTCAAGGAGGCCGCTGGAAGGGCCGTGAAGGCGATATCTTGATCAATTGGGGGAGTAGTAAGGATCAGGTTGTAGAAGTCGCTGGAGGGGCTAGAATCTTGAACCCTCCGCACAAGCTGCGTATCAGTGGGGATAAGCTGAAAACTTTCGATACTTTCAGCTTGCATAACGGTATTGAGGGTCAACCTAATAAAGTTGAGTTCCCAAATTACACTCGTGACAAGGCTGTAGCAGAAGGTTGGATTCGTGAGGGTAAGAAAGTGGTTTGTCGAACGACTTTGACTGGTCACAGCGGACAAGGTATTGTCATTGCTGAATCAGTTGATCAATTGGTACAAGCTCCTCTCTATGTCCAATACATCCCTAAGAAGGATGAGTATCGGGTCCATGTGATGAATGGTGAAGTATTCTTCGTTCAGCGAAAAGCTCGTAAGCTTGATGTTCCTGATGAGAATGTCAACTGGCAAGTTCGTAATCTGGATGGCGGATTCATCTATACCAATCAAGATGTGCAAGCACCCGAAGCTGTAAAGGAACAGGCTAAGAATGCTATCATGGCCCTTGGCTTGGATTTTGGCGCAGTGGATGTTGTTGTCACAGCACGAGGTAAGGTCAATGTTCTGGAAGTAAACAGTGCATGTGGTCTTGCTGGTACAACTCTTAACAAATATGTTGAGGGTTTTGCCCAATATCAGTAACAAAATTCTGATATTTTTGGTATATACAAGTCCCTGCTTTAAAAAGGCAGGGGCTAACTAACCACAGGAGATTAAAACTATTGACCAGACGATGTGTTGAAAAACTACCTCATACTTGTGGCTCCCGTGATGGTCTTCAAGTGTTTCAAGAGGATGGTAAATACACAGGATATTGCTTTGCATGTGGGACATTCATTCCAAATCCCTATTCAGACAGGGAAGAGGGATACGCTCCAAAAGTTCATGTAAAGACTGAGGAAGAAAGTCAAGCAGAAATTGCTGAGATTGGTACTTATCAAACGGTATCTATTCCTTCTCGGAAGTTGAAACAAGAATACTTGAATCATTTCGGAATCAAAACTGGAGTGAGTAGAGTTGATGGTTCAACACCTGAGTCTGTTTATTTCCCTTACTTCGATGATGCAGGTAAACTTCTTGGCTACAAAGCTAGGTTGCTTTCCCCTAAAATGATGTGGGCTGTCGGTACAACCCGTGACGCAGCTCCGTTTGGATGGCATCAGGCATTGTTGAGTGAAGGTAAAAACTTATATATCACGGAAGGTGAATTTGATGCTGTAGCATTATTTCAAATTATTCGGGAAAGCAATAAACGCAATCCTGAATATGCAAGCTGGACTCCAGCAGTTATCTCTGTACCATCTGGTGCATCATCCTTAGCAAAGATGTTGACGAAGTATGGTGCTCAAATCCGTAAGCAATGGCAGAATGTCATCTTGATTATGGATAAAGATGTTGCTGGTAAAGAAGCTATCGAAAAAGCTCTCAAGGTTTTCCCTGAAGCTAAAGTAGCAGAGCTTCCTTGTAAAGATGTTAATCAGGGGTTAATTGATGGAATCAGTAAGCAAATTCAGAATGCTATTGTTTTCCGAGCATCAAAGCCAAAAAATACACGATTGGTCAATGGTCGTGATCTTCATGAGGCAGCTAAGAAGCCGCCTGAATGGGGATTCCCTTGGCCTTGGAAAGGAATCAATGAAGCAACGCGGGGCATCCGTCTTGGTGAAACCATCTATCTTGGAGCGGGTCAGAAACAAGGCAAATCGGAAGTGGTTAATCAACTTGCTGCATACTTCATCAAGGATTTGGGATGGAAAGTCTTCCTCTGCAAACCCGAAGAAGAGAACAAGAAGTCCTACAAGTTAATTGCAGGAAAGATTGCCCACAAGAGATTTCACGATCCTAAAGTTGCTTTTGACGAAGAAGCCTATGATGCTGCTGGTGAAGTTATCGGAGATAAACTCGAGATGCTTAACCTATATCAGCACGTTGGATGGGAAACCTTGAAGGACGATATCAGAGCAGCGGCTGTTGCAGGTGCTAAAGCTGTTTTCATTGACCCGATCACTAACCTAACCAACGGTATGGAATCGGGTGAAGCCAACGTAATGTTGCAGAAAATTGCTCAAGAACTAAGTGCAATGGCTCTTGATCTCAATATTGTTATCTTCATCTTCTGTCACTTGAAGAATCCAGATAATGGTCCTCCACATGAACGTGGTGGTAAGGTTCTCTCTTCTCAATTCGCAGGTTCACGAGCAATGGCTCGTTCATGCAATCTAATGTTGGGTTTAGAGGGTAATCGTGATCCAGAACTTCCGCCTGAACAACGTAATGTTAGACAGTTGGTTATTTTGGAAGCACGAGAGTATGGCGAGGTTGGTTCCTACCCTATGTATTGGAACCCAGATACAACAGTTTTTACGGAGATTTAAATGGTACAGGCCGTTATTGATCGTTTGGAGAGTGTAGTTGAGCATGTGCTTGACTCTCAAGCAGAAGAGGACCACGTAAGTACAGAAGTTGAAAAACAACTGGTGTCAGTGTTTACTGAGCTTCAAAAGGAAGCTTTGGAAGAGAAACGCATTGAAGATGCCGTAAAGTTTGCAATGCGTCTTGCAAAAATTACACTTGAACTACCTAATCTCAAAATTTCGGATGACAATCTGAAGCACTTTGAGGATATGATCAAGCGTAATCGTGAGAGAGCGTTGCAGTTCCATCCTGGATTTGAGAACTTCTTCGACAATTTCGGCCGAGTAGCTGATGATCTGCGTAGACAGCTAGCACAAAATGTTCCCGAAGAGGGTGCAGAAGTGGTTCTTCTACCAAGAGTTGCTGGTGAGCCCCTACGCGGTATTAACCCTCAAATCTTTGTAAATGGAGAAGCCGTACAGGATTGGGTTGGAATGCCGCAAGATGTTCAACCAGTAGCGATTGTGCCCCCACCCGTAGCTGGAGAGGTTCGTAATAACGCTGTGTATTGGCCTCGTTATGGATGGCTCCCTTTCAACATTATTCGGCACCGACGAAGCGGAGAACAGGTCATGGACGGTGCATTGATTCAACATCTCGCATTGAACAATGAACAGTTCCCTGGTGGATGGCGGCTTGGCTGATGCTATCATCATTGTTCATTAGTGGCCTGTTAGGTTATGCTCTTTGGCATGCCTATCAGGTAATAAAGATTGGGGCACCTTTATTGGTGCTTCCAATCCTCGTTAATGGGTTACTATCTCTGGTATCTCCACATTCATCTTCATGATTTTGAATTCACTATGAGTAAAACATTCAAAAAGCTACACGGTAATAAGCGTTATTATATCGGTGAGGAAGTTGTACAGGAACGCGCTCTGTACCGTCGTTCTGATCGTCGATCTTCTGCACGTAAATCTGAAAAGGATTCTGTGTATGAATGGACAGATATGAATATGAAGCGTCGAGTCCGTCGTAACGATGGTTGGCAGAAACAAATCCCTTCCGCAGCAGAACTGAACAGCATCGATAATGAGTAATACAGTTGTAGAGGCGCACTACCGAGAACATAGTGCTAAGCTAATTAAGCGTTACACTAGACCTCTTGGTAGTGAGCAGGCATCTGAAGATGTAGTGCATGAAGCGTATGCCAGAGCATTGAAATATTTTGATCGTTGGGATCAAACTCAACCGTTTGAGCCTTGGTTTGCAGGGTTGATCAAGAATGCGTTTCGTGATCAATTGTCAGAAAATCGTGGTATTACCTTTGAACCTATTGAGGATTTCGATTTTACCTCGATTGCTGACACGTCACGTATTGATGATTTGAAAGAAGCTTTGCGAGTTGAAATCGCTAAAGAACCTGAAGATCGTCAAATCGTTTTGAAATTGTATTTTTTCGGAGGCTATACAGGGCGAGAGATTTCCCATGTAACCCCGTTTACTCAGGGTAACATCCGTAAAATGATTTATCAATTTCGCCATAAATTCCTAAAAGACTATAAATATAATACATGAGAAGAAATGTTCAAGTGATGGATGCTGAAGCAGATGGACTGTTACCCACAGTTACGAAGCTTCACTGTGCAGTTTTCAGAAATCTTGCTGAAGAAGTTGTTGCACAATTCACTCCCTTGAATATTGGAAAACTCCCAGCGTATCTTGATACAGTGGATGTTGTGATTGGACACAATATCATCGGTTATGATTTTCCCATGCTGCAAAAAGTGTTGGGGTATACATATAAGGGCACGAAAGTAGATACGCTTATCATGTCTCGGCTACTCAATCCAAAGAGACTACTCCCCCCTAATGCCAAAGATCGTAAGGCTGGACCTCATAGTCTTTATGCTTGGGGTGTTAGGTGTGGGGTAGATAAGCCAGAAAATGATGATTGGGAAGTTCACTCAGATGCGATTCAACATCGCTGTTTGGAAGATACACTCATCAATGTGAAAACTTACCACATGTTGATGAAAGAGGCAGAGGGTAAGAACTGGACGAATGCATTTAAAATGACATTCAAACTCTTTGAATGCTTGCAAAAGCAAGAAGAGTACGGATGGAAATTTGACTCTATAGAGGCAGAAAATCTTATCCAGTTCCTAGATAAACGTATTGAACGTATTGATCGAGCAATCTCTCCCAATCTTCCTTTAGTCTTGGAGGTGCAAGAAACAAAAATAAACGGTGAATATAAATATGTTAAAGAACCGTTCCTTAAATCTGGGAATTATAACCAACATGTCCTCCGGTATTGGGGTGCTGACAGTGAAGTTATATCCAATCGTATTGTTGGCGGGCCTTATAGCCGTGTTAGTTTCCGTCCTGTAGATTTAAACTCTAATGATGAAACTAAGACTTACCTGCTAAATTTAGGTTGGGAGCCGATTGAATGGAACACTAACGATGCGGGTGAGCGAACTTCTCCTAAAATGTCTAAAGACGATCCGTTTGAAGGCATTCAAGGTAGTTTGGGTAGGCTTATTGCTAAACGTGTGCAAACACGGCAAAGGCAAAGTATCGTTAGAGGTTTGCTAACACTTGTTAGAGACGATGGTGCTATCCCTTCAGTAGTCTCTAATTTGGCTGAAACTAGCAGAGCTATTCATCGTAATATCGTCAATATTCCTAAAGCATCTAGTTATCTAGGTAAGCGAATGCGAGCCTTGTTCGTAGCACGTAACGGTAAAGTGTTGGTATCGACTGACTCTGATTCCTGTCAACTGCGAATGTTAGGTGGCCGCATGGGTAGCGAGGAGTATATTCGAGCAATCGTAACTGGTAAGAAGGAACTCGGAACTGATCTACACTCATTAACACGTAAAATTGCAGAGCTTGAAAGCCGAGATATTGCTAAGAACGTGATGTATTGTCTTTTGTTTGGAGGTGGTGATCCTAAACTTGGGAAAACTGCCAAGAAGCCAGGAGAAGGTGCTGACATTCGAGCTAGGTTGTATCGAGGGTTTGATGGTTTAGGTGCTCACATGGAGAGTTTATTGTTGCAATGGCGTTCAACTGCCAAGAAACGATGGAATTCTAAATGGGGTAAGATGGAATATTATGATGGATATATCATCGGATTAGATGGTAGACCTGTTAAGGTTCCATACGAGCACCAGTTGCTTGTGTATGAGCTTCAAAGTGACGAAGCTATCATGATGACCGCAGCCTACATTCGCACGTTCACAGAGCTTTCTAAGCGATTTGAATGGGGTAAACAATGGGGGTTTGTGTGCTGGTACCATGATGAATATACAATTGAATGTGATCCAGATATTGCTGAGGAAGTGCAACGTATTTCTGAAGAATCAATTGTCTGGGCTGGTAAGTTTTTTAAGATCGTTTGCCCTCACAAGGGTGACGGTAAAGTCGGCGGAAGCTGGTATGAGGTACATTAATGGATAAGAAAGTTTATGTTGTGACGGGTTTTTAACTCGGTTGGGATTGTGTTGTAGGTGTCTATGATGCCGAACACGTAACTCTGGAAGCCCTTCAAGAAGGATTCCCTGTAGACCAATACTATATTTGCGATTATCAAGCCTCTAAGAAAGTTTAATATGAGCTACAATACATTTAATGGTTGGAAACTGAAGGGTCGTCGTGTGATGGCAGGTGAGCGTGGACAATATCGCAATGAATATGGCGACATGATGTTCCACAAAAGTCAAACATGTCTGAAAAATGGCATCGAAACAATCACAGTTTATCGTGATAATCGTGGTCGTTTCATCAAGCAAGTTACACGAGTAACACAATAATTAATCAATAAAGAAAATAAATATGTCTCTACGAGCACCAAAACAAGAAAAAACTAATTTTGCAGCACAACCTAATCTGGAACCCGGTTCCTATCCAGCACGAGTTGCTCGTGTTTATGGAGCAGGTCGTCATCCTGTCGTCTTTCAAGGCGAAGTCAAAGCTCCCAAACTGAAAATCTGGGTTGTTTATGAATTGGTTGATGCATACATGGTTGATGAGAATGGTGATGAAATGGAGGGTAAGCCACGCTGGATTACTGAAAGTTTCAATCTAAGCCCAATCACACAAGAGAATGCCAAGAGCACCATGCGTTATAAGGGTATTGACCCTACGCTGAAGTTTGATGGAGATTGGTCTCAATTGGTGGGTATGCCTGTCAGTGTCACTGTTGTGAACAATGCAAAGGGTGGTAAGGTTTATGACAATGTTGGTGGTGTAACTGCTGTTCGTCCACGGGATATTGCCAAGATTCCTGATCTGGTTAATGAAGGGTTCTTCTTTGACCCTAGCGAACCTAATCTGGAGTATTTCAATAAGATTCCTAAGTTCATCCAAGATGACATTAAGGCATCTATTGACTTCCCAGGCTCTGAACTGGAACGTCTGTTGGGTGGTTTCTCTGTTCCAGAGAAGCAAGCCCCTAAGCAGGAAGCAGAACCTGTGGATGACACACCTGACGATGACATGCCTTGGTAATCCGCATGGACGTAGCAGTAGACGCCGATATCCTCCAGTATGAAGTAGCTTTTGCTGCTGAAGCATATTGGAAATATAGACACAAAGAAATGGGTAAAGAGGTCGAAGGACCTCCCCCATTCGATGTGGTTGAGGAGATGTTGCTAGGTCGATTAGAGCAAATCTGTGAAGAGGCTGGAGGGGAGAAACCTCTCCTCTTCTTCACTGGTAAGAACAACTATCGAAACCACTTAGCAAAAACAAATGAATATAAAAACCGTGAAACCAGCAGACCCTTCCATTACAAAAATGTCAAGGCATATCTGCAAAGTCGGTATGAGTGGGAACAACAAGATTGGTTTGAAGCTGATGACTTGATTAAACTGAAGATGTTGAAAAACCCAGGTAAGTACATCTGTGCTTCTCGGGATAAAGACCTACATCAAATTCCAGGAACTCATTATGGTTGGGAGCTAGGCCATCAACCTGCATTTGGGCCTATGGTTATTGATCAGCTAGGCTTTCTTAAACTGATTCGTAAACCTAAAGGAACTAAACTTCTTGGTGGTGGTGAGAAATACTTTTATGCACAGATGTTGATGGGGGACCGTACAGACTGTATCGAGGGTATTGACGGAATGGGTAATGTGACTGCATTCACTCTGCTATCTCCGTTAGAAACAATTGATCAGCTCCAAGCTACAACATTCGGTGTTTATGTCAAAGCCTTTGATAATAAGGCTGTTGACAGATTCCTAGAAACTGGCAATCTCCTTAGAATGGCTGAAGATGTTGATGAAGATTTTACACAAGTTAAATTGTGGAACCCTTTCATCAGTGCTCAGCAATGGATGGATGTGAAAACAGGGGAGATTATTGAAAAGGGATAAATACAATGGCGGTAAGTGGACACAAAGCAGATTTAACTCGTTTGTAAAGAGTTCACTTAGAACAGCATCCGTAAGGTGGGAACCTCGTTATTCATGTCTGAATCTCGCATTCAGATGCGTAAAGATCAACGAGAAAACAGGTAGGATGGCAAAACATTTTGAATGTGCTCATTGCCACAATCTATTCCCACAAAAAGAAATTGAGATTAACCATATTATTCCAGTCGTTCCCGTTGAAGGGTTTGATTCTTGGGACAACGTAATTGAACGATTGTTCTGTGAACAAGATGGTCTGGAAGCTCTGTGTAAAGGCTGTCACAAATTAGTGACTGCTGAGGAAAATATTCTGCGAAAGAAATATAATGCAAAACAATAATAACGAATACTTTGGCTACTCCCTGTTCAACGATATTGAAGATTCTGATTTGCGTACACGTAATCGTGTTGCAACGTTGAAGAACATTATGGAGGATCATCTAGGTAGTAATAAACAACCAACTGCTAAGTGTGGCATGTTGACTTATGGCTATTTTAGTCTAATCCCTGAAGATGAACGCAAGGCTGTTTATGATGGTCTAGAGTCCTATTTTGACCAGAAGAAAGCGGTGACACAGTGACGGATAAGCCCTGGCTATTAGTTTGGGGTGAACCTGCTCCAGAACCTAACAACGGAGAGAGCATTCATGATCTTGTAATTCAAGACATACTGAGCCGTAAGCAAATGGGTTTGGAAAAGTACGGCACAATCCTGCAAGCCAATAATGGTCGTAATGCATTGAAAGATGCTTACGAAGAGGTTCTTGATTTGGCGTGCTATCTGAAACAGAAACTAAAGGAACAAGAGAGTGACAATCACAGCTAATATTATTGCTGACTCAATCAGCCCAGAAGGTATCCGACTTACTACCTTTGAACTGGAATACCCACGATTCATCCATGCCGAGTTGATGACTCACCGGATGTTCTCTCGAAACGCTCAATCTAGCCGTGCTGTACCTGTATCAAAATCTCTTAAACTTGAATACATCACCCCCATTGTATGGGGAAAGAATCAAGCAGGAATGTCCTCAAAGGAGGTTCTCGATGAAGAAAATCAAAAAGCTTGCGAGTATTACTGGCATGCATTGGTTCGTTATTGCAGAGATTTTGCTGAAAGAATGTCTGCAGAAGGTTTGCACAAACAATGGGCAAATCGCTGTCTCGAATGGTTCTCTCCAATTAAAGTTGTTGTCACTGCAACAGAGTGGGACAATTTCTTCTGGCTACGGATCGACCCAGAAGCAGCACAACCGGAAATTGTAGAGCTTGCTACTAAGATGAAAGAGGCTATGGACGCTTCCCAGCCCTCACGTCTGTACCCTGGTATGTGGCACCTCCCTTATGTGCAAACACTGTTGTTCCCAAACGGCGATGTTCAGTACCGAGTTGGTGATACAGAAAATTGGGTTTCACTAGATGTAGAGACTGCCAAGAAAATCTCTGCTTCCTGCTGTGCTCAAGTATCCTATCGTAAGCTAGACACTTCTATCGAGAAGGCTCTGGAAATCTATGACAAATTGTTCTCTGGACCTAAGCCTCATTTAAGCCCCGTAGAGCATCAATGTTCTCCTATGGAGTATTCAACTAATCGTGAAGATACCGAATTCCCTTATGGGGCAACACACATGGACAGTAATGGTAGGTACTGGTCAGCAAACATGCGTGGCTGGGTGCAACTTCGACAAACTATTTAATACATGACTAAATCTATTCTCTATATCCCTGACGCTCAGGTAAAACCCAATACTCCTGTAGATCATCTTCGCTGGCTTGGTAACTATATTGTCAAGAAACAACCAGACATTATTGTGAATGGTGGTGATTTTGCTGATATGGCAAGCCTGAGCAGCTATGATATTGGCAAAAAGAGCTTTGAGGGACGCCGTTATCGTGCTGACATTGAAGCTTCTCATCGAGCTATGGAAGTTCTTCTCTCCCCTCTCTGGACCCTTCAACATCAGCAAGCCCGGAATAAGAAACGTGTGTATTTCCCTGAAATGCACCTGACTCTTGGGAACCACGAGAACCGTGTTGCTCGTGCTGTAAACGATGATCCGAAGCTCGATGGGACAATTGGTATTGAGGACTTGGATTATGAACGCTATGGTTGGGATGTTCACCCGTTTCTGGAAGTGATTAATCTACAAGGAATCAGCTTCAGTCATTATTTTGTCTCAGGAACCGCTGGTAGGCCGGCTTCGACAGCCAATGCACAGCTCAACAAGACACATAATTCTTGTATCGCCGGACACCAACAAGGTCTACAAATCGCAACAGGTAAGCGAGCAGATGGAACTCTCCTCACTAGTATCATTGCTGGATCGTTCTACCTACATGACGAAGAGTATCTCGGGTCGCAAGGTAATAATCACTGGCGTGGTGCATTGATGTTGCATGGTTGTGAAAATGGTCAGTTTGATTTGAACCTTCTCCCTATGCGTTATCTGAAGGCTAAGTATGATTACTAAAATTAGACAGATTATGGCGTACCCCTTTTTCTACTTGAGCACTCTATTGGTTGGGGTTGGTTTGTTGATCCAATATGGATTGAGTAAGTCTATAAAAATTCTTCGTGATTTTGCAGACCTGTTGAATGAGTTGAAAGGTAGACATGACTATTAAAGATCAAAATAAATCTCATGAAGAAATGACCTTCCTGATGGAGATGCACGATGTAGACCTGCCCCAGCTTATCTGGGACATCTGTAAATGGGCCGAAGACCGTAACATTACAGCAGAGGGTGGTGCTACAAGCTACACACAAATTCCAAAACTGATTGAGGAAGTTTATGAATTCCGTGATGCAACAACTGAAGAAGAAGCTAAGTTGGAGTTTGGTGATATTCTGGTTGTTTGCATCCAGATTGCTAGACTTCGTGGACTCGATATGGTTGAATGTTTGGATTTGGCGTATAAAAAGATTAAAGATAGAAAAGGGACTATGATTGATGGTCGCTTTGTAAAAGAACAGTAATTTATGACACAACAAGAACAAAAGAAATTTTCCTTCCGATCTGATTTCCTGATTCGTAGAACCTACAATAGACCTCTTAATCAAGAAGGTACAGTGTTTGAAACTTGGGAGCAAACAATTGACCGTGTTATTGGCCATCAACGATGGCTGTGGGAACGTCAACTGAAGGCTGAACTCACCCCTGTACAACTTGCTGAACTAGAAGAACTTCGTGCTCTAATGCTGGAGCGTAAGGTTCTCACCTCTGGGCGTACACTGTGGCTTGGTGGTACTGACGTAGCTAAGACACGAGAAGCTTCTCAATTCAACTGTGCATTTACAGAGATTGAAAGTGTGTATGATGTAGTTGATGCTCTGTGGCTTCTGATGCAAGGTTGCGGTGTAGGCTTTAAACCTGTTGTTGGTCAACTGACTGGTTTTAAGAAACCATTGGAAGATATTCAAATCATCCGTTCTACACGCACTACTAAGGGTGGTGTTGAACATAATGTGGAAACTTATGAAAATGGTGTTTGGACAATCCAAGTTGGTGACTCGGCTGAAGCATGGTGTAAAGCAGTTGGTAAGCTTGTGGCACACAAGTACCCAGCAACTAAACTCGTTATTGATCTATCCCAAATCAGACCTGCTGGTGAACGTCTGCGGGGCTATGGTTGGATTAGCTCAGGTGACGCTGCTCTTGCACGTGCTATGGAGCACATTGCACACCTCTTCAATCGTCGTGCTGACTCTCTCCTCACTCGCATTGACATTCTTGACCTTGCTAATTGGTTGGGGACTGTTCTTTCTTCTCGCCGATCTGCGGAAATCGCAATCTTTGAATATGGAGAAGATGAATGGGAAGAGTTCGCAGTAGCAAAGCGTAATTGGTGGGAACAGAATCCTCAACGAGCCCAAAGCAATAACTCTCTCTTGTTCAACCAAAAACCAACTGTGAAAGAACTTCAGTACATCTTTGGTCTGATGCAGGAAGCAGGTGGTTCTGAGCCTGGGTTTATTAATGCACAAGCTGCTCGTAAACGTGCTCCATGGTTTAAGGGTTGCAATCCTTGTGTAGAAATCTTGCTTGGTAATAAGGCATTCTGTAATCTGACAGAGACTGATCTGAGTAAGTTCAAGGGTGACTCTGCTGGTCTTCGTCGTGCTATCACCATTGCAGCACGAGCAAACTATCGTCAAACTTGTGTTAACTTGTTGGATGGTATGTTGCAAGAAGCTTGGCACCTTAACAATGAATTCTTGCGTCTGTGTGGTGTTGGTCTGACAGGTATTGCTACACGTCCTGACCTTAAGGCATATGACTTGCAAGAGCTTCAACGTGTTGCTGTTGCTGGTGCATATAGCATGGCTGAAGAACTTGGTACACCGAAACCTAAAAATGTCACAACTGTTAAACCTTCTGGAACACTCTCAAAGATCATGGACACGACTGAGGGCGTACATAAACCACTTGGCCGATATGTCTTTAACAACATCAATCTCAGTAAGCATGACCCTCTGGTTGGTCTGTGTCGTACTGCTGGTTACCGGGTATTTGACAATCCGGCTGATCCCGATGCTGTTATTGTCACTCTACCAGTTGAGTACAAAGATGTTCCGTTCGAGTCTTATGAACGTGATGGTAAGAAGGTTGAGGTAAATCTTGAAACTGCAATTTCTCAATTGGAACGTTACAAGCTTTACATGCAGAATTGGTGTCAGCAGAATGTTTCAGCTACAATCTACTATTCGCCCGACGAAGTTGATGGAATTATCCATTGGCTCTTGGACAATTGGGATGTTTATGTCGGAGTGTCGTTCCTCTATCGCGCTGATCCTACTAAGACCGCAAAAGATTTGGGTTACCTCTATCTCCCACAAGAAGTCGTAACGAAAGAAGTTTACGATGAATATGTCAAGAACCTACAGCCTGTTAATTTGGATGCTGGCAACATGATTGATGCTGAGATTCAGGAAGACTGTGCTACAGGTGCTTGCCCTGTTCGTTAATTAAAGGAAAAATATGGCCAATGTCCTGTTTATTGGTGATTGTCATTTCGGACACAGAAATCAAATTAGATGGAGACCTTTTGAGTCTGAGGAGCAAATTACAGAACTGATTCTGAGTAACCTTCGTAAGAGGGTTACAAAGAGGGACATTGTGTATTTCTTGGGAGATATTATCCTTAGCCAAGATCGCCTGACAGTTCTAGATGGTATTCCCGGGAAGAAAATCTTAGTTGCAGGTAATCACTGCACAGAACATCTGTCTATGCGTCAGCTTGTTGATACTTTTGACGAAGTACATGCGATAGTGAAATATAAAGAATTCTGGCTTACCCATGCACCGATTCACCCAGATGAGCTACGTGGGAAAGTTAATATTCATGGACATGTACATACGAACACGATAGATGACAAGCGGTATGTTAATGTTTCGTGTGAAGCTATTAACTATTCTCCAGTTAGTCTGCACAAGATTCGTGCATCAATCTATCAATGATTGAATTTAAAATTAGCCTTCCTCCTATAAATCTTTGGACTTGTGGGAGGAGGGCTGCGAAAGAAAAGAAAATGTTTGTTAAACTTTACACCTCCACAACCTGTGCTAATTGCCCCTCTGTCAAGCAACGTCTTGAAGAGGCTGGTATTCAATATGAAATCCGTGATGTAAGCGATCTAGAGGCCCGCCAAGAGCTTTTCAACCAAGGGGTAAGGGCAGTGCCTTACCTGCATGCTGAAAACGCATACGGAAGCGAATATAAAGCTCTAGGTAATGCAATTAATGTTCAATCTTTGAAGAAAATGTTGGAGGCTTAAACAATGCCAATGATTACTGATTTTGAATACAACGATATTCGTGGTCCAATCGAACAAGCTTGTCATGAACTGAATATGGAACGACCCCCGATTGAGCTGGTAGGTAGTGCTCGTATCCTCGGTGAAGGTAATGATATTGATGTAGCTTTATTCGTAGCTAATGAGGAGCTACGTGAGCGCATTCTTGAACTTGCTCGTATTGATGGTTGGAACATGCAAGGTGTAGGTTATGAACCTATTGTTGCAGGTAACAATTTCACTTCCATCAAGAAAGGAATCTATAATCTTCTGATTTGTGCAGATCAAGTTTCTTGGGAGCGTTTCACAGTTGGTGCTAGACTGTGTGTTTTCTTGCAAGGTCTGGGTGTTCCAGTGGAAGATAAGCGTGTTAGAGTTGCCATTCATGCATTGGCTGGTGGTGAGGGTGAAGAAGGTGTATTGAAGAGTGTGCGGAGGGTTGGATGATTGAAATTAATCATGGTTGTACAAAGGTCAGAGGTACAGAGGGTACATATCAATATGTTGTGAAAACTGTTGGTGAAGATGGCCTTCTAGACTCTAACTATGAAGTGTATGTATTTGAAGTTCTGGATGAACTAGGTGATCCTCGTATTGGTGATTTCATCAGCGGGACACAGCTAATTAGACGTTCTGAGCCTAAGGTTAATCCTGATTGGCGTATGTGGAAAGACAAGGACTTGTATGGTAATCCATGAAGGTTGGGGTATTTAACCCCTAATAACAAAAAAAAACCCCGGCAGGAGCCTAGGAGAAATTACTCTCTTAAGCCCCTCCGGGGTTTTTTTGTTTCTAATTTAGAATGGTTCTGTCCACATAATCTTCACAGTGCCTGTAACTGCATCCGTAGTGCTTAGATTGGTAAATCTCCAATGATAAGTACCTGCTGCAATTCCACGAATACCTTGATCTGGGATGATCACACTTGTACCTTGATTCAGATTGTTATTGGTTTTAAGTCTAACAACATCAATCACCGTGCCACCAGTATGCGTCCCACCTGCTGTGAGGGCAGTTTGAACCACATAGTCAGTAGGTACAGTTAGGTTGGTTTTGATTACAGGTAGTGTTTCTGCAAAGGTACCTCCAGGAGTTCCAGCAGAGACAGTTTCAACCTTCAACTGACCAGATTCAATATTAATATCAAATCCAGTAAAATAAACAGGGACAGGTAGTACAATCTTTACGACATACGACCCACTGGCTGCAATATTCAACTCTTTAAAACTTCGGAATGTACGTCCATTCCTGAAATAGTAAGGAGGGTTGCCTCTGGAAATAGAGGCAACATTATCATTCATTGTCATTTATTTTTCTTAGCCCATTGGTTTTTAGCTCGATTCTTACTACGATCCATAACCTTTGTATTACCTTTTCGATTATCACGAGGGTTCATATTTTTATGGTCGATATCCTTGCCGTCTCCCTTCTTAACACGGCCATCTTTCATAGCCTCTCTACGAGCTGCATTACGAGAGGCTCGATCCTTCTTGCTCTCTGGCTTACTGTTATACTTACGCTGACGGATAGAATCAGCAGTTGCATTCTTTTTGTATTGACCCTTAGCTGGCATATTAGTGTTTCGTTAAATCAGTTAAATTGTGTGTTTGTTCTCCGCGACCCGCAAATGGACTTTTACCTTTTGAAATTCGTTGTCGAGCATGTTCAACAGCTTTCTCAATCATAGTATCAGAAGGTTCCATTCCTGATAAAACAGCATCAATGTCTTTTCGAGATTGATTAGGGGTAAGTGTTGGGATTTCAACTTCTTTACCATCAATTTCAACACCGACAGAGAATTCAGTCATTACGTTCCTACTGCCATCTGTCATTCTGAGTTCGCCAAAGTAACCGTTACCTTTTTTTAGTCCCATCTACACGATTACCGTAATTTGGAGATTGAGCGTTAGCTTGTCGACTGCCGGTTGCTGTTCCTAAAATCTTACTCAAATAATTCTTAGTTTCAGCAGGAAGCTTAGTTTCCCACTCTTCACCGTGTTCAGAAATAGTTTTCTGAACTTTCCCAATTCCTGCATTATATGCAGCGAGTCCTTTGCGAATATCCCCACCAAACTCTTTGGTGTATGCTTGTAGGAGTTCTTTACCTACACGCAGGTATTCTGCTTCCGAATCATCACGCAATGGTGCAACGCCATATCCAGGATCACGTCCCGTAGCGGGCATGATTTGTGTGATACCTAAAGCCCCCACTTTACTCTTAGTCAAGTTACCTTGTGCATCCCTGTGCTTGCCTTGACTCTCAGCTTGAATCACCTTGCTGAATAGGTTTTCAAAATTACTCATTGGCTTAGGCTTATACATCTGCCACAATGCCTCTGGTTGGTCATAGATAGGCTTCTGTGCGTTTATTTCAGAAGGAACAGGGGTTGGTGTACCCCCATTCTTTTTACCGAAGCCAAAGACCTCTAGGAGATTTTCCGCCCAGGGCTTATCGTTGGTTGGTTGATTGTCCATTCTGTTTATTGTAATTAGCAGGGTTGAGAGCACTACCAGAACCAGAGTAGCCCTTAGCTTTGAGCTGCTCGATGAATTCTGGAGGAGGGAAAATTCCTCGTGCCAAGAAGTGTTTGTTTTCTTCCCAATACTTAGCATAATCGGTTCGGCCATCTAAATGTGCTGCTGCACGGACAACCTTGGTCAAACCATCGGCCATCTTCTGAGCATCACGGATTTGTCGGTCGATATACACGGTAGATGCTGTAATCTTCAAAGAAGGGTCAATCTTCTTGACTGCCTTAATCTTACCATCTGAAGTTACTTCCAAGTCCACAATCTTACCTAGGGTAGCATTGTCAGGACTGGGCTTACCATCGACATAATTTACATCACCAATCTGCTTCCCGATATCTGTAAAGAATTTCTCTCCAAAAGCAGAAACATACAAATCTTGGAATGCTGGACGAGCTTGATCGGCAATGTCTGGATTATATTTACCAGCCTTGATTAGCTCTCCATATTCAGGAGAAGCAATAAAGTCTTTAACATATTCCAGCGTTACGTTACTGTTAGCGTTAACCATTCCCAAGGTTTTGAGAGTTGCATCAGCAGCCTTAGCAGCAGCGTCCATATCTGCTTGGGGGTTCATAGATGCTCCGCTAGTTACACGGGAAATGGTGCTTTGAATTGTTTGGAATGTAGACTTCTGTGTAGGAACATCATTAGCCACAACAGAAGGAACCACGTTAGAGGTGACAGCCTTGTTCAAATCATCCACCAAGATACGTTGGGCTTGTTGCCCAGCAGCCATGGTGATAGCAGGAGAGTTAGGAATCAACTGATCAAGGGCAGCAACCTTAAGAACAGGAGCTGCATTGGTCATATCCAATTGAGCGGTAAGGATACGACGCTGTAGCTCATCTTGAAGCTTCTTAGTATCCTTGGTAGGGTCTATCATTTCACGACCCAGAGTAGTCAATTGATTTATTGTTTCCTGATACACCTTCAAAGACGTAGGATCAGCCATGAGAACGTTGGAGGCTACGTTATTTAGACCTGCCATACTTTGCTCAAATCTCATCTGCTTTTCTTGAGGCGTACCTTCACCCTTAAGGATATTATCCAACATCTGTGGGATGTAACTAATACTGTCTCGCTTCAATCCGTTTACAGCATTACGTGCATCTTCTTGTCGAGCACGATCTGTAAGTTTCCATTGAAATTCTTGTGAAGCTCGGTTAGCTGCGTCTACAGTATTACGGAACGTAATAGCTTCTTGAGATTCTTTAGCTGTACGCTCCAAAGATGCAAGATGAGCCTCTGTACGCACAAGGAAGTCCTTATCCGATTGCGATTGCTCACTAACAGGTGGAACGTATACACCAGCTTTAGTTAGTGCATCAGCAGCGTTGAACGCCCTCTTCGTATCTTGGGAGGTAGCTTCGATAGTCTCACCCAGACCCGTACCCCCTGTTCTAATGTATCCGAATGAATCGTTAAGAGCTTTTTGAGCTTCAATACCATAGTCCGCAACACGCAAACCATATTCAGTAGTGAGCATCTTAATCTTGTTGTACCCTTGACGTTCACTGAATTGACCAGTTAGAACACTTTGCTGAATTGCATTAGCCTTCTTGTAGTAATCATTTACCTCTTTAGACCAAGGCTTTTCTTTGGACTTATCAGCCCCTGTAAATAGTCCCCGCAAATCCCCAATGCTCCAACTAGATGCTGGTTCCTGCACTGGGGAAATCGGAGCAGAGCCACGAGCTTGTGGGTCTTGCAATTCCGTAGCTTTGACACCGAATTCCGCCATAATTATTTTTCCTTGTTAGCCTTCTCAAGTTCATTCCAGAACTTGTAATTCTTATTCATAGCTTCCATATACATAGACTTCTCTTCTGCACTCAGAGGAGCTGTCTTAGCCAAATCCGCAAATCCTTCAGATGGGTCAGGGTAGCCAGCGACTTTAGCCAGCTTCTCGATCACTTTGAAGTTTGCGGATTTTTGCGTTTCTGCTTGCATGGTTGCTAGGTATTGAGCTTGTGCTTGTTTACTTGGGAAGTTAGAAGCATCTGCTAGGGCTTGTGACAACATAGCAACAGCTCTAGCTCCTTGCATGTCTCCGTCATTCAAACCTCTAATCATTTGGAAGATTAGTTTAGCATCTGCTCTAGCCGACTCTTGCCACTGCTTATCAATCTCACTAGCCTTAAGGATTGTTTCATAATAATCCTTAGTTGCCTTAGTTCCGAAACCGAACACCTTAGCAATTGCTTCTGGAGTGGTAACGGTGTCATCAACAGTCCGCCCCTGCTTATCAATCACCTTACCAAGCTGGTACATGATCTTAGCTTCTTGCAAGTTAGTATACCCCGAGGACATACGTGCCCATGCATCTGCTACATCTTTAACAGTTACAGCCGTCATTTTATCTTCCATCAAATCCTTGAAGAACATGGAAGTGGTTTCGATTGCATACCCTAGACGGCTATCTGCTGACAAACCAAATACACGTCCTGCTGGGGAATTAGACACTAGAGCTGACAATCCACCATCAAACAATAGCCCATTGATCATTTTATTCCAAGAATCCATATCATATGGAGCCAGGGAACTTAGATCAATACCAGCAGATGCATCGTTGTAAGCAAGCTGGAATGTCTTGTTAATCAGGAAGCTTTGCAACCCATCAGTGAGAACTTCTCGAACATTGGCGTTTTCTGGGAGAATGTCATTACCTGCAATTGCTTGCATAACAGCCACACCGGGGAGCCCCCAAAGAGCCAAGTCAGCAGCAATCAATCTAGCTCGCATCTTAGGATCAAGAGTTCTATCAAATCCTTGCAGTGCAAACTTATGAGGGACTTGCATGTATGTGAATGCCAGTGCTAGAGAGTTTTGATTGTAAGGCATATCTCCTGCATAGGACATATTACGATTCAAAGCTCTAGCTTCAGCATGCATTTCTGCACGAACCAGCTTATCATTAACATCTTTACCTGCTTGTTTATATTTATCAAACACAGCAGCGGAAGCCATAATATTATTGATATTCTCACCAATGTCATAGCCAACAGCTCTACCAGCCTGTACAGCCTTATCGTAAGCTCGACTTACAGCGTTCTGGCGATTAGCGGCATCCAGAAGTGTACCTCTAACAAGATTACTTCTAGAAATTGCTTGAACAAAACCAGTGCTCTTGTAAAAATCTTGAAACTCCTTTTGCAATGCTGTTGCTTTAGCTGGATTAGCAAAACTGCCACCAAGATCAAACACAGCGTTCATACGTGTACCGGAATACCCAAGTAGCCGCCAAACTTGATTGGTCTGAACCAGCCACTGTCTCAGCGGATTAGTTGCAAGGTATGCTGCAAAAACACCACCCTTAATAGCTCCTTGAATATTCGCATCTGCAAGTTCTCTAGTCAGGTTTTCAACAACCTTATAACCACGCAGACCCAAAGCATCAGCAGCGGTATTAAAAGCTCTCTTAGAGATTTCCGACATACCATTGATGTATCCGCTCTCCATGTAGTTGATATATTCCCAGGTTGTACGTGCATCTGCCAATTCCTTGGTAGATTGTTCACCCTTCACCAAAAGCATATCACGACTTGTGGGGAACTTTTTCTGATAATCAGGTCCGGCCAACATGTGACCATACTGCTTCATAAATCGTTCTTTTGCGGTATCAATGACTTCCTTCATTGCGATTCGTCCACCCATGCTTGTAGCTGCTCTCACAGCCGAGTCAGCAGGGTTTTCAATGAAGTCATCAGCTCCGTACGTTTTAAAACCTACAGTGTTCTCCAGAAGCTTACCACGATGGCGTTGAGCAATTCGTCCAGACACTTGATTCATATCCCAGTAGGCATCAGCCCCACGACGAACATCACGCTCATCACCACGATATTTATAAGTGTTACCATTACCTTGAGATTGAAGACGATCAACCGCAGCCTTAGCTTCCTTAACAGAACCTGCAACACCGATAGTACGAGTACGTTTTACCCCACTTGAATCAGTATACTCTTCATCAATAAACTTAGGAGTTTTATAGGAAACTTGGTAGTAACCTTCTCTATAGTTCAGTAGACGATCATCATCTCGAAGCTTACGAGCATACTCTGTAGGGGTGTTGCGTACAATCATGAAGTCTGAGGTAGAACCGTTCAAGGTCATAGGTCTACGGAATTCACCGATATAACCACCCTTGTTATAAATGTCATCAATCTCAGTCTTAGTCAGTGTACGAACGGAATCAATTGCTGGATCATAAGCTACATTGTTTTCAAATCTCTTTGGACGTTGCTTAACAACAGCTTCAATGTTAGGGTGGGAGAAAAGCTTATAGCCTTCTTTATCCACAGCTTTAACAACTTCAGCATTTTCCAACAAGTACATCGTATCCCAGGCATCTCTCCATTCTTGCAACATATCCACAACATTAGGTGGGAATCTGTTAGAGAGGGCTACACGATCAAAAGCAATCTCATGAACGTTAGCATCTCGAATGTAATGATCCACATCCTTCTTTATGTTGTTAGGGAGTTTAACATAAGAGTCAGTAAACTTCTCAAACTTCAACAGAAGGGAGTTAGTGATGATGGTGCTCTTATCATCTGCAACAGACATTGGCCCTGTGAGTCTCCGATGGAGCATGCTGTTGGGCTCAAATACAAATCTACTCCAACCAGCTCCAGAACCTTGTGTTTGGAATCGGTCTAGGAAGTTACGCTTAACATCCAACTTATCCCATTCACCAACATCTGCATCTGTGATTCTGTCTTCAACGTTTAGGCGTACAGCAAAGACACCCTCTTGACCTGAAACAGCATCCTTATCTACGGGTACAAACTCGTCACCGTCTAGTTTCAAAACCTCAATATCAGAATCTTTAACACCTCTGTCTCGCAATGCAAACTTAGCTTGTGAAATTGCCTCTTCCGAAGTTGTCCAGCCACCTTGTCCATTAGTGTAGACACCACTAACCTTGATTGTATCCCCATCAAAAGAGAAAGAGGTCATTGCATCATTAAGTTGCAATCCAGTAACTTCTTTGTAGTTACCGACGATATTTGCTCTTGCTGAAGCAATCTCCTTCTCTGTATATCTGAAACCATCGTGGGTATTCTTAATAGATTCCCCCAGTTCAGAAGCCATAATAGAACGAATAGATAGTTCAGGATCATCTACTAGCTTTTTAACCCGACCAGTAGCATCTGTAATTTGAGGTGCTACGGCCTTAACAAGAGCCTCTTGACGATTGACACCATGAATAGCTTCAGCCAATTCATCAGATTGATTGATAATGATCTGAGCTTGAACTGCTCGTGCCTTATCTGGATTTGTCAAGTTCAGAATAAATCCTGGTGTTCTTGGGTTGTGTGTGAACAAGAAGGATTGATTGTAAGCTCTGTCAATAGCAGCAGCAATCGGGTTCAAAGGAACAGGTTCAAGAGCCTCAGAATTTTTCAGTGTTTCAATCTTATTCAAAACATCTGGAAGTGCATCTTCAGCCTTTTCAGCATTACGGTGAATCTCCAGTTTCTGGGTCAAACCTTGTACTGTCTCTTGATATACCTTCTTGGCTTCCAAATAACCTTGAAGCTCAGCAGGAGTAGCATTTGGTGATAGCTTGGGTTTCTGAGATTTAATAGACTCAAGGCTAGAACGAGTTTCTTCAAACTCATCACGAGAAAGCTTTAAGCTTGCTGTGTCTTTCAGTTGTACAGCTTGGGCTTCCAATTTAGCGGCATCTTGTACATCCTTGTTAAATTTAGGAATACTAGGTACTACCTCCTGTCTACCGATGTTAGACATAACATCTTCACTGATAGACCCCGTTTCAGGATCATATTGTTTAGACATTCTAACATCTTGACCTGTACGCTCAAACCAATCTTTAGCGTTCTTACCTACTTCTGCTTGTGCGCGAGAAGAGAGTGCTTTAGCAGAGTCAGACGCCTTTGCTAGGGTTTTAGGAAGCCCCTTGATTGTAGAACCAAGACCTACAATATCCAGCAAATTAAAGAAGTTTTCCAACATCTCATCAGCAGTACCCATGCCACCGGAGATTTCAGAAAGCCAAGCTTCTGTTCTCAATTGATTTTTAGAAGTTGTCAGACCAGAGGAACTAGAGACAATTGTTGCCAACTCTTGCAAATACGCATTCTGTTCCTCGATAGGCATGCCCTTAAACTTATCACTAAGCTTACGCATGTATGTACCTGGAAGCACACCTGCTACAGCAACACTTCCACCTTCCTTGTTGGCAACCTTAGCAGCAGTAATACCTGCTTCCAAAGGCACCAACATACTCAGGAAGTCTGTAACCTGATTTAGTGTACCGTCTCGCTTACCAACAGCCGCATTAATAATTCCCTGTCTTTCCTCTAGAATCTCAGCGGCCTTAAATGCAGACATAGCCATGCTTTCACGTACCTTAGAACCCTTTTCAGATTCACCAGCAGAGTCTGCAATCAATGCTTTATTGTAAAGTGTTGTCTGTGCATCAGGGGGTGCAAAAGAACCACTCTGAGACTGTTTTACTACTTCAGTCTTTTGTTCAATAGGGACTGTAGGGTCTGCGAGAACTTTAACCAGTCCGCTACGAATATAGTCTTCAAAGTCCCGCATGTGACGTTCACCCTCTCGGGTAATCATCTCGGGTTTCATGTTGCGAGGGGTTCCAGAGAGGTTCTTAAACTTCTCCAGAGCTGCCTCATCATCATTCTCCAGAAGGGCAAGCGCAGCCGCCTCGACATTCAGTGCCCTATCTGGGAGTGCTGTAATAACAACTTTCTGATCTTCATCAGGTTCCCGATACAGGATCGGGTCAATTTGGCTTTGCTCGTTATCCATTATTTAAGTGCTTTCCATCCACCGACCGAACTAAACAAACCAGAGCCCAAAGAACCAGCTTGTTGGAACAGACTTCCGTAGTTACTGTACTGATTAGCTCTTGTGTTGGCATCTGCTGCCATTTGTCCGAACTGTGTTTGTTGTCTACCTAGATTAATCATAGACTGATTAAATCCAATATTAGCCCCCAACTGAGTACCCATACCACCAAGAGCACCAACTTCACCAGAACTAGATGAAGTGCCTGTATTCTCAGCAGCCTGCATAATCTGGGCTCGTTTGATACGTTCTTCTCGAGCTTGTTGCCTACGCTCAGATGCAGCTTGGGCAGCATTCTGCGCCACTTGTACGCCAGCAGCTTTACGTTGAGCCTTTGCAGCGTCTTGTGCTGCTGAGTTAGCTTGGCTTTGCATGTACAAAGAACCAGCAGTTCCTACAGCAGCAACAGCGAGACCTACCATGGCAAGTGTTGAAACAGCAGCCATTTAATTCTCCATTAAGAAACTTCTTTCAGTTGGCTTGAATCCAAATTTCATAAGTGTTTTATCACTAACTGGTGAGTCAGCTAACAAGGAGAAAGTTGCCATATCGGAAATTTCCCTAGCCATCTTAGAATACTCTTTTAAGAGTAAATAGCCAGCTCTACCAGTTCTATGCTCTTTAGATACGTACCAAATGATTTCAGCTAAAATTTTCTTATCAGTATTGAGATAATGAGGGACAAGTACGCCCCCCAAAACCCCAACACGTTCATCTTCTTTCTTACAAATCAGCAGAGTACCTGAGAGCAAAGCATTCATAACCAAATCGGTAATTGATGTTTTATTGTAGTATTGCATATTTTTAACTTCATCTTGAAGCATCTTAACAACTGCACAATCTACAATCCACTCTAAATCGTTATACTCTGCTTTACTCACTTCATAACTCATGTCGCGGTATTCCCTGTTAGTGTTAAATTCCACCCATAAATATGACAAGCTTTCAGTGGTTCGGTTTTAACATGGAGTGCGAAAGATCGGCCAATACCACGTACTTTCGTTTTCACAACGTTCAAAGTAAAACCGTTGTCAATATCGAGATCAGCATAATACCACTTACTCTTACGGTAAAGCTGCATTTCTCTTGTCCACTTATTAGATCGCTCCCTGTGGGTGAAGTCCCACATAAATCTTCCAATACAAGAACTTTCCTGATCCACTACACCACTGACATAGGTTCTTTCAGTTTCTGCAAATGCCATTGTCAAGTAAGGTATTTGCTTCTTAACTGCAAAATCCCCACCTGTGAAAGTGTTTGTCATCATAAAGGCTTCAGCGTCAGAACCAACCCCAGTGAACCCCCAATCAATAAAATCCGTATTATTGTATTCACAGATTAGCAGATACAAGCTTGTTCCTGATTTTTGAATCCCTACATATTTAGCATTAGTTGATAGAGTTTTTTGAGTTGTCACATCTGTAATAACATCATCCGTATTTACAACTACATCATCTAAATCAACTATTACCGAATCCTCAATAACATTGGAACTGTATTCTCCACCATGAGTACCTGCAATAATTGAGCAAGTGTTTGTGGAAGTGTTGAAAATGGTATTAGGGATGAATGCTTTAAAATTTAGGTCAAGAACTAGCTCTTTAACTTGTGAATTGGTAAACAAGTCCCCTTCACGGTAAATCCACCTAACTTGATTAAGATGCTTATCAACAAATCCTTGCACATTTGAATGAGCTAGTGCAGGGATTTGACGGAAGAAAGTATCAATTGTGCTTTTACTTTGATTAGAAACCTCGTAATCACCGTATTGATTTTTAGAGATTGTGTAGATTCCGTCACTTCCCCAAAAGAATCCAACTCCACCAAGTTCCACAAACGAGTTACCAGGATACCCACCGAACGAGGATAGTTTAGTAACAAGATAGTTACTTGCAGTAAATCCATATCCTGATCCACCAGCAATAGACCAAACACCATTCTCTGCAATCAAGAACAATTGGTCCCCAAGTGAATACATTGTATGAATGTTAATTGCTTCTGGAATTACAATGTAACCGCCATCAGTGTCAACTAGGTCAAAGGATTCTCTACTTGTTGGATCACCCTCTTGATAACATTTACCAAAATCTTGTTGATTCTTAATCAATTGACTGAAGAATACAAAATTATTATAGTTTGGACTTCTTTTATCACCATTTGTAACCACTCCATTAACCCCTGAATAGAATACTCTTCCAGCGTGTGTTGCAATAGAGGTTGGCCCGTTTGATGTGATATCGGCAGGTGGGTTAAAAGAGCTAATAAGTTTACCTGTTACAGGGTACTTATTCTTATGGGAAACCCACTGTGTTTGTCTAGAAGCTCCTCGGTTAAATGCATCAATAATGAAATACCCTTTGGAGACAAAACCTTCAACGCCGGTAATTGCTTGAAACTGTTCAAAGTTGAACGCTTCAAAGGGTTGGAAATCAGGACTACTACGAGGTCTCTGTGTCAGACCCGACCAAACCTTATCGTGGTTACTTGGGGATTGAGTTGTATGAAGATAATTAGAACCTAGCGATACAGCATCACGAAGAGGTGCTCCCGTTACTGGTGACCATGGGCGCCTTGGAATACCCCAACCTTGATTGTAAAGATTGTAGTAATGTTGCCAGTTTAGTTTTCCTCGATATGCATTATCTGTCTCATACCGTGTCTCAATAGTTTCCTCAATCCCAAAGAAGTCTCGAATACTGATTCTAAACGTTGAGACTGAGAAAGTTTTTGAAATAAGATTGTATGAGACCAGAAGCATATCAGCTTTACCCGTCGCAATAACCAAAAATCCTTGTACAGCAGTAAAAGATACAGAGTCTTCTGGTGTGACGGGAATATCTACACTTGATACAAACTCTGATCCGTTATCGGAATTAAGCTTAAAAAATTTAAGTTTATTAGCAATACGGACTACAAAGAACTGTGTACTTGGGTCTCCTGACACACCTTTCCACATAAAAGATGCAAGCTTAGAGCTATTAACGGTAGCCTCATCCAGATCGAGAAGTTCTGGTGTAAATCCCGATTCTAAGTCCATCCCGAATCTTCGTGTACGAGTTCCGTTTCTTTTCAATTCAAAATTACTCTCAGAGATAGTTGTATCAATTTGGGAATTTAGAGGGTTTAGTTCAGTGAATAAACCTTTAGAAAACCCTTGAATTTCATTCCGTTGCGTTGGCTTCGTTGTCATTTTTCACATTACCTTTACGAGCGTCACTGTATTTATCAATAATGTCAGCCACAACTTTAAAGGATGTAAAACTACCTTCCAATACTTTAGGAATCTTACCACCACGTCCTTCCACAGCGACAGTGAACATTGTTGGGGATAGTGGATTGGTTTTGATGATAAAACCTTTATAAATCTTCATTTAATATTCTTTCTTCCGAAATTAGGATAACGCACGCCACCCTTTAAAGACCATTCTTTTCGGGACAACCATACACGTTGTCGGGTTGCTTCTTGTTCTGCTTTTTGATTTGCCAGTTGTTTGACTTCAACAAATGCTACACTTTTAGCTTCTGCAATCAATCCAGCAAACGCCTCCACTGGCATATCTGGAACATACGTATCTGTGAGTTCAAAACTTGGAAACATAACCGCATGAATCTGAGTTTTAGAGGATTGCAGTGCATCATCGAGATTCATATCGTAGGAATCACAAACGATGTATTGATCATCAAAACTTGTCCAATAACTAGGACCTTTGTTGGTAACAATTGAAAACCAAGTTCCACCGAAATCTTGAACGAGTTTTGTGTTTTGAGAATTTTTGTTACGATTACCACTAAGCCTCAAAAACTCATCTGGGTAGATATACTTAACTTCATTAAACTCAAACCCATCTACTTCTTTAGATGTGTTGTATCGGAAGGTAATAAGTTCTTTAAGGTTTTCAGGAGCTTTTAGGTGGGTTGGCTTATCCGGTGTTCCTGAATGATTAAATACTGTTAGCTTTTTATGAGAAGACCAATCTCGATTAGAAGCCATATTCAAATATGTATTCTTCAAGATAAGCGCTACTTGTGTTGCTTCAACAGTATCGTTGATACTATTAACCTCTTCCACATCCAGACTTGAAAGAATTGTTTGGACCATTTCCAAAACTGTTTGCTTCATGCTCCAACCTTCCAGATCGAAATACTTCCATCAGAGTCTAAACCATAAGTAAACAACTCATCAAGATAAACAATCCCACTTAGTGCTGTAGTAACAATTGAAGAAGAAGTTTGATTATAAAGGTTACTCTTAATGAGAGCTACAGAAGGAGATGTCACAATCTCATATTTTTCTACACTAAACCAGTAGTATCCACTTGTATCTACATTGAAACCTGTACCGCTGATAGAAAACCCATTAGAGGTTTCAGGAGTTAAAACACCAGAAGCTAGAGTGAATCTAGCAAATACAGGTGCTGTACCAGCAAGACCACCAACACCATCGGTTACAATATGAAGACCAGCTATGTTTGTAGGAATCGCTCCTGAGAGGTTAGCTACTTCAATTTTCTTAAAGACGGTTCCGCCTGCTCCATCTGAAGCAAGTACAGAATTAGGGAGTGCGGTACTAGCCCCTTTAACCTCATGTCTCTGTGCATCAGGAATGTCTCTGTGTTGAATTTTTGCCATATTTCTATTTTAGAAAATAAAAAAGGGGGAAGCAAATTAATGCCACCCCCTAGAGCAACCTAAGATTACACCTGAGGTTGTGCCTTGTAAGTTGGGAACGTGCCTGCAACAGCAGCAAATTCGTTATCCTTACGGCGCTTATATACATATTCGATCACAATACTTGCTCGACCTTGCGTAGGGAGAACAGTACCAGTCTTGACAAACTTCACATTAGAAGCTTGCGTCTGAGGGGTACCAGCAGCCCATGTACCAGTAAGCTTGTCAGTGACCTTCTTACCGCCAACTGCCAAATCGACAGCAAGCAGCGTGATGCCATTGGTTGCTTCAGCATTGCCCTGACCAATCGAAATGTTGGTAAGACCGCTGAATGCTTCATCAACGTACACGTAAGCATCGCGGATGATAGCACCCTTAGGAAGCACGATAGGGGGCGAGAAGCCCTCAGCAATACCTCGACCAGTCAACTCAATGGACAGTCGATTAAAATTGCCGTTAGTCTGTTCTACGCCAATCGTCACACCCGTGCCACGAGGGCCATATTGGTTTGCAACTTGCAGGCCAGAATTGCCTTCAAAAGCCATGTTATTATTTCCTTGAAAAGAGGGGCACAGTGACCGAAGTTGATATGCCTATCGGGGAGCCCCTCTGTTATTAAATTAGTAAACCGAAGCGTTAGTAACGATCAGACCCAGAGTATCCAGACGCTGTACACCAAAGCCGTAACGGCAAGTGGTCACAAATTCCTGACGGCGCAGGTCCTTGTTGCGTTCAGTTTCGATACTAGGCATACGACGCCACGCAGCCATCATAGGCTTGGTGTTGTCCGAAGCCACCGACATGAAGATGTTAGCCACACCGTCGGTCACAGTCGTAGTGCCATCACCCAGAGCGCCCTTGTGCAGGCGGTTAGAGGTGAACACGTTAAAGCCGTGGATGTTGTACAGGTATTCGTGGTCACGATCAAAGCCATTCAGCAGAATCTTAGCAGCAAAGTCCGACACATCAGAGGTCAGAGAAACCTTACTAGCAATAGATGCAGCAGTCAGAGGGTCAACGATAGCAACACGACCACCCAGAGGTACGTTAGCCTTATCGAAGGCAACCTTCATCTTCAGGAAGTCAGCAATCTCAATGGTATTGCTAGTGCCGGAACCAACCAGAACGTGGTTGAAACCGTTAACAGTACCAGGGGTGCCTACCAGAGCAGAAGTAGCTGCTCGCAGGAAACGGGACTCATACACTTCCTTCAGTGCTCGGGCCGATTCCATAGAACGTGCAGTCATCAGTTGCTCAATCTGAGCACCGTCTTCCTTCAGTTCATCGGTAACATACCAAGCATCACCAACGTGTTCCTTGATAGTCATCTGGATGGTGCCAGACTCGATAGGTGTGTAATCAACAGCAACATCTTCTGCCACATCTTGGATGGTAACAGAACCGACTGTCTTAATGTTCAGAACCGAACCAGAGTTAAAGTCTGTAACGTTTCGGTAGAATTGACCGGGCAACAGACCATCATGAAGGTTGGTCAGAATCAGGTTAGAATACTGCTGCGTTTCAATAAACGAAGCACTATTAGCACGATTTTGGCTCATAGATTATTTAACGAAAAATTTTAAAATAGTTAGATGGGATGGTCAAGTCGTCAACAGTAATACCGTTTTCATTCAGTTCTTCAAGGAGCTGATCTGACCGTTGTTTCAATGCTTTAACGTCTGAATCAGTATGACCTGTAGGTAGACGGAAAGCATCAAGCTTACCGATAAGGGATTCTCGTCTTTGAGGTACGCCTTCTGTACGGAGCTTAGTCGAATTGGGGGAAAAACCTGTTTGCTTATGAGCAACATCCCCGCTTACACCCAACATAGCAAGTGCAGCCTTCGGACTCTCTGCAACGATTTGAGTTAGCTTTTCAGCACTCAATCCTAGCTCATCAGCTTTCTGGTTAAATACTTCAGCAGCTTTCTCTTCACCAAACTTCTCAACGAGTGCCTTACGAACCATGTTTTTATTGAGAGACTGTTGTTCTTGTTGGCGTTCGATAGCTAGTTGGGACTTAACCAAATTCGTAATATCATCAGCACCGATAGATGGTGTAGGTTGTACATCCTTCTTATCTTGCTTCTGAGTAATTTCTGCAACTACACGTTTTAGTTCCTCAACCTCTCGTGCTTTTGCAGCTTCTTCTTCAAGCTTAGCTGCAATAGTGTTTCGTTCTTGCTTTACTTCTGCAATGTAGGATTGTGCATGCTGGAGACCCTTCAATGCATCTTCAATGGAACGATACTTAGGTTGTCCCTGTTCATTCTTAATGGATGCTAGAAGGTCATTCAGTGCACCATTGTTATTAACAGGAGGTGTAGTGTTGTTCTCAGTGGTCTGAGGATTAAATAGATTATCTGACATTGTTTCTTTAATTTAATAGATAAGGTCTTTATCTAATTATATACATAAATTTATATACATAATTAATATACTTAATATATAATATACTTATATATATATATATATTAATATATATTAATACTGGGAGCGCATATGTATATACTCCAAAAATGATGATTTTGTTACTTCAACAATGCAATTATTTCATTAATTGCTCTTTCATACCCAATTCCATCAGCTTGCAATGCAGCCCAATTAGGACTGTCATAACTGTTTTTACTGATACGATCTTCATACGATTTACGTTGTTTTGTCATTAGAAGCTCTGTGAGACGTTTTCGTAGCAGGGGGCTACTTAGGT